TTAGCGGGCCTGTCGGAACTCCCGCAGGAACCGCTGGCGGAACTGCTCTGTATCCAGCTCTGTGTTTCGTACTGCAGTGTTCTCTGGATTGTTCATCCAATTCCACATTGCGGTACTGAGCAGCTGGGCTGCCGTGATCTGCTTTTGCAGGCTCTCGATTTCGCATGCTACGCAGGTGCGACCGCGATGCACCTGGGCTTCACTGTGTTTCTCACAGTTGTAGTTCATGTGTTTTTCCTGATCAAAGAATTAAAGGGGCAGGCTGTCCACCCATTTGAGGAACAGCTCCCAGAGTGTTTTGCGGCCAGCTTCTGCCGCCTCGGGGGAAATGTTCATGCGCCAGGCTCCTTTGCTGCCGGCGCCTCACGCAGCATCTTAAGCAGGGCTGTCCGGTATTCACCCAGGCTTAGATACGAGATAGCGGACGCATCGCAGGCGACGAAGGCCTCAATGTTGGCCAGGGTTTTTTGTTGCTGATCGACTGGGTCTACCATGTCCAGCAGCGCGAGGATATTCAGCGGGTGAGCCACAACATCAACGAATGGCCCGAAGTGCCGATTGCATGCATCTCTCGCATCCTCGGCAGCTCGGCGCAGGCGTTTGCGCTCTTCGTAACTTAGGCTAGCCATTGACTGCCTCCATTCGTATTAACTTCACACGCACCTTGCGGCGCTTGGACTTAGGTTTTCGTGAGAACCAGACTTGCGGGGTAGACCGTGCCTGGCTGTGTGGGTGGGTGTTCATGACTGTCCTTTCATGAAGGTGATCCAGTGGGTGTCGGCGCGTTTGCCGCTCGGGTGGCCGAACAAGGGCTTGTGTGGAGTCAGCTCAAGGATCTGGCGAGTGGGGATCTGGATCTCGTTCCATTTAAAAATCAGCACACCCTCAGGCTTGAGGACGCGGAAGCATTCAGCGAAACCACGGCGCAGATCGTCTTGCCGGTCATCACCGAGGATTCCGTACTTGGCACGTAGCCACGATTCCCGGCCAGCGTGACGCAGGTGAGGGGGATCGAAACAGACAAGACGAAAGCTCTCATCTGGGAAGGGCATGGCCCGGAAGTCCATGTTCAGATCGGGCGTGATGTTGAAGGCCCGTCCGTCGCAAAGTGTGTGGTTCTCGCTGCGGATATCTCCGAAAAGAGCGCGCTGATCCTGCCGGTTGAACCACATCATGCGGCCACCACAGCAGGGGTCTAAAACATTGGCTGTCATTCTGGCCTCACGTCGATTACGTACACTTCGACCGGATCGGGTCCGAAGTGCGGATGGATGATGGTTGCAGTTGTGTAGCCGCGCCAAGGCCGTATCAGGCGGCGCTCGCTGTCGTCGCGCCGGGGATAGCCAAGCGTCAGGATGATGCGGTCGTATGCGCCGTGGCCGTCCAGGCGCGTGCGCCAGTAGTCGTTGCAGAGCCGGTATTCAAACCACTTTTCACCGGCTTTGATCTGCTCGAAGTATTCGCGCTTGAGGGGTAGGACCAAGTCACTCATGGATTTGCTTCCCATCCGTTCTCACCCCAGACCACACAGGAGCGTTCCAGCTCATGGCACAGGGATGCATATCCGTTATTGAAATGACCGTGAGTGCGTGTCTTGTGCAGGAGCACGCGCACTTCCGGATCATGGCGAAGGGTAAAAAATTGCCCCGGTTCGATGTGTCGAAGGCGGGGCAGGGGTTTGTTGCTGTAGGCGCTTTGTGTCATGCGACTTTCTCCCGAGGGGAGATCTGCTGATCGGAGTAGTTGGCCCGCACCAGGGCGTGGGCCAGTGGTGGGCAAACGCTGTTCCCGCACATACGGACCTGGGCCGTTTTGGTAAGTGGGCTGCCGTCAGGCTTCTGATCGATGATGTACGAGTCAGGAAAGCCCTGGGCGCGGTAGAGCTCGCGTGGAGTCAGCATGCGCAGGCCAATGTCCACGATCTGGTAATCGACACCATGGACAGTCACCAGCCCGAAACGATCACGGGTGGGGATTGTGTGTAGAGGCTCGTGCAAACTCACCCCATCCTGCTCATTGCCGTAATACTTCACAAGGAACGAGCGAACCTCCCCAACATGCCCGCCGCCGGCTGTCAGTGTCGGCATAGGCTCGTCATGGCCCTGACCAAACTGGTTGTTGCGTAGCTTCACCAAGTGGCTTGTCACAAGACCAGCAGGGCAGCCAGAGGCCGTTACGGTATTCAACGGCTGCTCAACATCGCGTATACCGTGGCTGAACCGTTTGCCGCCTGCCTTGCCTTCGCCATGCCCCATGTGAATCAGGTTGGCCGTGATCAGACTGTGGTGATCCACGCTGGTGACTGTGCCGATAGGATCTTGCAGGTCGCTGCCCACTACGCCTGTGTAGTGCTTGGCCAAGAATGCCGTCACCATTCCCATCACGTTTCCTGTGCTCATCCGCTTTGTCTCGCCACCGGCCGTGACTGTGTGCAGCGGCTCATCCAAGCCTGTGCCCACCGAGCCAGAGCGAAACTTGGTGATGAAACTGACGCCACCCGGCACGATGAATGGGTTTTCCGCCTCTATCACGTACCGCATCACACCCTTAGCAATGCGCCGGCATGTCGCATCAGCAAGGGGACGCTTGCGTTCAAAGATGGATGGGCACGGGATGGACCAGTCGATGATGTCGGATGCGGGGCGCCAGGCCAGCTGGCCCTTGGCTGGTTTGGCAAAGTGCGTCTGCTGCGGCCATACGATGGGCAGGCCATCACACCGAGCAACCATAAAGAAGCGCTTGCGGATGGTGGGAGCGCCGTAGTCGCAGGCCCGCAGTTCCTTGTATTCCAAGCGGTACCCAAGGGCGCGAAGTTGTTCTTTCCAAAGCTGGAACGTCTGGCCCTTACGCTCAGGGCAGGGCATACCGTCATCCGTCAGCGGCCCCCAGGTCTGAAACTCCTCCACGTTCTCAAGAATGATTACGCGGGGGCGCACGGCCTTGGCCCATTTGACGACAACCCAGGCCAGGCCGCGAATGCGCTTGGATACTGGCTTACCGCCCTTGGCCTTGCTGAAGTGTTTGCAGTCAGGGCTGGCCCATAGCAAGCCGACCGGCCGACCGCGAGTAGCAACGTGTGGATTGATCTCAAACACATCACTGACATAGTGCTCGGTCTGAGGATGATTGATGGTGTGTAGGGCAATGGCCTCTGGGTCGTGGTTGACGGCAATATCAACGTGCCGCCCCAGGGCTTGTTCCAGCCCGGTGGATGCGCCACCACCGCCTGCGAAAAGATCGACCGTGATCTCCGAGGCGATGGGCAACAAAAACTGCTTGGTGGTCATGGGTTGATCCTAGAAAAGAAAAACCCCGGTTGAGTAAATCAAGCGGGGTTATGGGGTGTTGCTGTAGTCGTGATGCTTCATAGGGGAGGCATCCTATGTTTTAGCCACAGGGGTTCGGCTATGATCCCTGCGGATATAGGCAATAGAAATTGTTTGGAGATCATGGATGAGCGAAAAAAAGGGTTGCTTTGAAATTTGGTTAATTGCAGCCCTAGCTGTAGGGGTTGCAATAGGTGTCAGCCTTGGGCTATTTGTTTTCCCCTTTCTTCGGCCGCTATTGGCGGTTGAGGGTGCTGCGGCGTGGGTGCAATCGATTGGCTCAGTCCTGGCCATCTTAAGTGCGGTATATATTTCCTATTACGAATCCAAAAAATCCAAAGAGTTGCGTGTTGAGCAGTGGAGGAAAGAAGAGAGTGACGAGAAAGCTAATCGGAAGAAACGACTAAGATCAATTGTTCGAGTGGTTGAGCGCTGTGGTAAATCAGTAATTTGGGCGTGTGGTGCAGTTACATCACCAACTACGGATTTTGTTCGACTTTTGAGATTTCAAAGATTACGGCTTGTGGCAGTTTTATCTTGGCTTGATCTACTGCCTATTTCCAATGAACCCGGAGTTTTGGTCGCTGGAGATGTGGTTAACTTAAAGTTAAAGATTACCTTGGTTATTGACATTCTTGATAATTTGGAACCTATTCCTTTGGGGCAAAGCGGCCCAGCTGAGCTAGATGAAACTGTGGCTTGGGTATCCAATTTGCTTGAGGAACTAGCTGATTACGCAGATCACTATAAAGGGGACTACGATGAGCTTCGCGTTCCAGATCTTTAGATGCGGACTTAAGGTCGCCACTCCCTTCCAGGGCTTCGACCAGATCGCTTATCATCCTGGCCAGCTAGGAGGTCATCAAGACTTCTGGGGGGGCGGAACTTTCGCTGTCAGCTGCTAGCCCCCACTATCTAGCGGTTTATATCTGTCCGCGCAGCACGGACCTGCAGGTCTGATTGGCAATTAATGCCCAGAGATCAGCGACTGCGTCCTCAATGACCTTGTGGGGGCGGACCAGCTCATACCACATGACCAGCGAGGCCTCATTGATCCGATAGCGAAGGCGGCACTCGACTGCGTACGCTTCACCACCTTCAATAACCTTGATGCCAATTTTGAAAATCTCAGGGATTTGAAGCTTGCCTTTAGCGGCTGTCCCCTGAATATCTTCTTCATAAGTCAATTCGGTTTGACCGTTAGCAAGGCGGATACCGGAAGCAAAGCTCACCTTCTTCTTGGCCTGTAGGCTGCGTGAGATTTCAAGCATGTCCGCGCCAACTGGCTCAACGATATCGGGCAGGTTGCGCTCGATGAATTCCGCGAACTCAGCCTGCTGCATGATTTTCTTGTCGCTACGACTCCACTCGACCCACTCTGCGGTGAAAGGGCAGTCGTATTTGGCTAGGTGATCCCGCCAGCCAGCGTCGTTAACTCCATGATCATTAATGACGCCGACAAAGGATGGCGGGTTTACCTTTCCATAAATCTGGCTTTGCTCAGTGGCGTGAAGGTTGAAATATTGGATAAAACTTTCCGCGTCATCCAGGGTGATCACGCCTTTCTTGCGGTCAGGCGCTGGCTTGTACTTTTCAAGCGAGGTCAGGGCATAGCCGCCTGGTACGACTGCGTATGTGTCATCCGTGGGTTTGATAGCAACCGGTTGACCCAAAGCCGCGCCCGCTTCCAAGGCTGATTCAATAATGCGTTCCATAACAGCTTCCTTTAAACAGATTTGAGGTTTTTGTATTCTTCGCGGCCAATGTCTTTCAGACCCTCAATGGTGATTTGGCGAGGGTCCTGACGTTGAAGGTTGCCTTCTGGTGTGGCCCACATGATCGAGCTACCTTTTTCAAGCTCTGGCACCGTGGACTTGATAGTGTCAGTGAGTTCAAGCTCCCCACTTTTGCCAGGTTTGAACTTGATCTGAAGCGTCAGTGAGCCTGCTTTGCCCGTAGAGATGCAGGCGTTGACGACCGCTTGCATCTTTTCGGTTAACTCGTCGTGTAGAGTTCCATAGCGAAGGTCCTGGAGGACTTCCGCAAACGTTTTATTACTCATGGATATTTCCTTTAGGGATGGGCTATGCTCACGCGGATAAATCATTGCGTGAGGTAAGGGATGGGTAAAGGGCTAAATCTAAGGCAGATAGCAGCTTGGTTCATTGCGGCTATCTGTGGGGGCGTTATTGGTGCGGTGGCCGCCTTGGTGGTGGTTGGCTGGCTGGGCGGCAGGCCTAGTATATTTGGAGCCGATTGGTGGGATGCATTCACGGCACTTGGAACGGTGGGCACTGTACTGATCTCGCTTACCTACCCTCTCGTTGGGTATATAGGTAGGCAAAAAAAACTTAAGAACGAGAACCTGACTTCTGCTGCTTATTTATCAAATCATATTTATAGGAATTTTTATTCTCTAGCTGAGATCGGGGAGCGACTCTTTTCTATACTCCGTCAGAGCTATGGGAAAGACTTGTGTAAGCTGTTTGAGGATGATCTACGGCGAGTTGAAGCTGAGCTGCAAGAGCGCAGACAACGAGATTACCCTGGTGAGGGAGGGAGGCTCATAGATGAAATGCTGCAACGAAATCAAGAGCTGTTAACTTTCCTTGAGAAATTAGATGATCCCAAATCTACAGTTAGAGTTAGTGGAGATGTCCTGCCTTATATAGAAGATTTACTTAGCTCACTAATTTGGCAGGGAGAGAGAATTGTCTCGTACCGTCGAGAGCTAAGCGGTCAGCTTGCACGATGCGGAATCGAACAGGACTTAATGTGGCCAAAAGTGCGGCCTGGCTATGATGAAAATGTGTTGGGTGGCCTAAGGTCTTGTTTAAAAAATTAGCCCTTTTTACTGTCGAGTAGCTGCATTTGCTCGGCGATGATCTCGGTAGTGAAACGTTCCTGACCGTCCTGGCCCGTCCATTTGCGGGTGCGTAGACGACCTTCCACGTAGACGGGGCGGCCCTTGCGCAAGTATTCACCCGCGATTTCAGCCAGACGGTTGTAGAACACCACACGGTGCCATTCGGTTTCCTCTCGGGGTTCTCCTGTCTGCTTATCCTTCCAGGTAAACGTAGTAGCAATCGAGATATTGCACACGGGGGCGCCACTGGCCTGGTACCGAATTTCGGGATCTCGCCCGAGGTTGCCGACGAGAATTACTTTGTTGACTGAAGCCATAATATTTAGAAGCCCGCTGCGGGGGCGATGTAGTTGAGCAGGCCAGCTGATACCGTGACCGCAGCAGCAGAGCCAAGGCACCAACCGGTGGGGATCTCACTATCAGCGGGTAGTGGCTCCCAGCCGAAACGATGAGCCATATTGGGGCGCAGGACACGCACCCACAGCTTGTCGATCAATAGCCCAGCAGTTACCAGGCCAGCGAGCAACATCAAATAAGCGAGCGCGGTCATAGCGCCTCCTGTTGAGAAAAGAAAAAGAGGCCCCGCACTCGTTCTTGAGGACAGGGCCGATAAGTCATGTGCTGTGGTATCGTTCTGCGAATATAAAAAGCAGAATATTGGGAGGGGTAATGAAACGAGGTTTTTTTGTTTTATTGCTCGCACTATTGATTACTGGTTGCGCAACATATCAACCAGGCTGGGCGAGCCCTTTAGACGAGAAACTGTACTCAAGTCAAAACTATTACAAATCATCCGGTCGATCTGATATCACCTGTTATATCGGCCCAAATCCACAGACACTTGTAGAAGATGTGATTTGTACCGATTGGCGAAATGTACCCGTTGGGGCGAAGTTGTCGCCATCCCGAAAAGGCAGCTCAGCCTATATCCCGTCAACGGGGGGCTCTGTCCATGTGCGAGGGTACTATCGAAAGAACGGTACCTATGTTCGACCCCATACCAGGCGTGCTCCACGGCGGCGCTAGGGTGCGGCTTGTTGTCTAGGCTCAGTAGTTGTTCCTGCTAGCCTCCCTCTAGTCGCAGCACTCCCGCCGCCCATGGCGTGGACGGGTTTGATATCGAATTGGTTAAGGGAGTAGGAATGCTGCGACTGGAGGGCCCCGTCTTTCCGGGGTGTCATCGGCCCAACTGTTCGACCCGTATTTCTCGCGCACCAGAGCTGCGTCCAGCCAGTGCGGATTGCCCTGATTACCAGGCCACCGGTTAAGGGATGCGCCGACGCAACCCATCAATTTGTCATCACATAGGCGGGCTGGGCTTGATTCCAGCTTGCGGGGTGTTCATGGGCACAGCACCTTTCGGATAGCCCCCGCGCCACTTAGCGTGTCCTTCCACGCTGCCGCCTATGTGATGGCCCCATGTAGGGCCTGATGCTGGGATTCCAACCAGCATGACCGTTTCCGTTTTTGGCCGTCTACGCCTCACCCTCTTTCTCCGTAAACCGCGCTTTGACGGACTGGAGACGGCAGAGATACCGCGCAGAGCCACAACCATGTTTGTGGGTGCTATTGAGCCGGACGAACGCCCCACATAGGCGGGGTGAGCAACATCGGCAGGTGGGTTGTTAAAGATCGTTGGATAGATATTACCCAAAGGTAATTAATAAAACAATACCTATGGGTAATTATTTAAACGATATGGGTAATGGGCCTGCATGCGCTAGCGGGCTAAGATCGCTGTTACGTTTTGATTCTGCTGGTTAGTTTGCGGGAGAGTGCGATGCAGTTAGGCGGTTTGCTGGTTAAGCGTAGTCATGGAGGGCGGGCCAAACGGGGGCGAATGATGCGCTCATTGAGATCGTTCGGACTGCTTTTTCCTCTTTGGAGCGTTCATTCAATTGCTGCAGGATTTAGCTTGTTCGGGCCAAATCTTGACCCAGTGAAGGATTTGCTTGCTGACCCATACTCAGCGAAGTTTGAAAATGTGGAAACTTTGCCTAGTGGAATTGTTTGCGGGGCTGTGAACTCAAAAAATTCCTATGGGGCCTACACAGGCAAGCAGATGTTTGCGATAGCTGAGGGGAGGGCATACCTTGAAGAAAAGTCAGGTATGGAGACAAGCCTCCTGTGTGTTGAGACTCGTAGTTGCGAGGACATGAAGTGTGTTCATGAAGCTGTGGACAAGAGACTCGCTGAAGAGGAGGAGCGTGCCTTTGCCCCCCGGATTCAGATGGTGGGAGAGCGCTTGGCCTATTTGTGTTTTTCTGGGCTTCCTGATAAATCAGATGCTCAAAGAGAATGCTTGGGCACTCTTTCTGTCTGTCGAGAAGAGAGCAGCCCTTCGAAGCACCTGAAATGCCTAGTTGATGAGTACGAGCAGCGCAGTAAGAAAAGTGATGCGCGAAGCCTGGGGTATACATCTCCAGGCTATCCTTGATGAAAGTGGACCTACTGGGGCGCTAAGGGGAAATGAAATAACCATGGCATGCATGCGTCAGAAAGGCTGGCATCCAGCCTCATCTAGCTATACCCCTCAAGAGAAATTTACGCCGACTAAAGTTGATCTACCTACCTGAATAAGTGTCGACCAACAAAAAAGCCCCGTGTGAACTGACTATCGTATTTCGTCATGAAAAACACCCCAAAGGTCGGTTCAATGTCCAGCTTTTGAGGTGTAGCTCAGGAGGGGCTCAGTATGTAGTCTTGAGTTTAGGCAATACGTTTGCGTTGTTCTATTTGGGGTGCGTTAGCCGACAGTCCGAGCGCCGTTAAGGCAGCGTTGGCAAAAGGGGCTGGTAGGTCTTTCTTCTTAACCTGCAGAGAAAGGTACCCGGTCAACTTGCCACCCCTTATGTAATCCTCTCTAAACCATTTTTTGAAAGCTCCAAGCGCCATTTCAGGATAAGCCCATGGTTCTTGTGGGTTTGATTTTGCTTGCGCATAACAAGAGGGGTAGTCATGATCGTACTTGATGCGCGCGCCGTAAAGCTCATCCCCAGAAATGGATAGCCAGTGCTTTGACCACGCCATACCCACACTGATATCAGGAACAAAACTCTGATCAGTATGGATCCCGTTCTGGCCAAGCGTTATAAAGAGATCATGAATAGCGTGAAAAATGCCAAAATATCCTTCTGGCACCGTGTTATGAAGCAGGGATGCACGGTCATGGAATGGCTGCCACAAGGAAGGCACTGCATTTGCTGGATCGTACCCACAGCTTTGGTAGATGAAGTCGCGGAATGATTTTCTGGCTAAGATGCGATAGTTGTGTTTTGCATCATCGGTACTGTGGGCTCCCGCCTCGAAAGCATAGTATTCAAGGATAGCCATGCACACAGCGTCGGGAAACGCATGAGTGTCCCCATACTTACCGACAAAACGAGTATAGAGAAAGTCGCCGGGATGCCCTTGTTCAAGGATGAGTCGAAGTATTACTTTGCCGCGCGGCTTAGAAACTTCATCTCCCCAGTTATTGGCAAAGCGGAGCAGCCCAGAGTGATCGATGCCGCACATTCTGGCCAGTCCACGCAAGCCCATAAACGGAGATCCGTCACCCAGGACCCCCATGTGCACACCATCAATTTCAGCCTCAACCAAAGGGTGGTGACTATTAGGCCCATTTTTGCTTGTATCTATTTGATTTTTATTGATAATGGGGTGGTGACTACCGTTTCTTTTTCGCATGATTACAGACCTTTTTGTAAAGGTTGGTTGACGCTAGCACCACAAAATCAGACAATATCCACCGACACGGATGTCATTTTCTTGGTGCTAGCAAGAAATGCAGACATCTCATAGCCACCTGAGTTTGCGCAAACTCAGGTGGCTTTTTCTTTATCTGCCAATACATTATATGACTGCTTTGAACTAGCGTCCTTCTTGATGTCGCCTTTAGGTACTAGGCGTTACAAAGACGTGCATGATTTTATTGGTTTTTTTTGTTCTGGGTTTATTTGCACCACTATATGTTGTGGTTTTTTGAGGCCAGACATGTGTTTTAATTAGGTCGTTACGGCGTAACTTATTGATTGGTCGATGCGGGTATCGATGTAGCTCACACCGAGTAGGAGTAAACGGAGTTGGGTAAACAATCAAGTAGCAACCGTCGAACAAAAAGCCCCGCTTTGCGGGGCTGGTGATATGGTCTTGCAAAAAGCTTCTAGGTGTAGGATTTAGGACCGTCAGTCTGTATGGTTCATTTCTTCAAATAGGTATGGAGCAATTGAGATCTGCTTCTGATGAGCTGCTTTTCCTACGAAGTATTTTATATCTCGGCTGTCTTCCATTTTTCCTTGTACCCGCCCAATTTGATGGACTAGCATATTGCGACCGTCTACGCTAAGCCATTGGTGAAATCTCGCCCGTCTCTTACCGTCCGAAGTAATATTCAGTTCGTTCAACTTACTTTTCAAAAATCCGTACTCAAGAGGCTCGTAGATGTATTTGTTGATAAATTTCCCGTAGTACTGGGGCCTTGATCTAGATGTGGTAGGTTGATTACCGTACAGCCTGTCCAGTTCAGCGAAAAACGAATCAGGAAAGGTATGAACCCACTTTTGAAGTCCTTCCGCCAGATACTTGGAAAGCAGAAGACGCAGAGCGTCGTGCTTACGGTCTTTCTGAAATCCTGTAGCCTCGTCAATCAGAGCGTCTATACCCACTTCGGCTAAAGCGCTTAAGAGTATTTCTGACTGGATCGCAAGTTTCTTCTGTGGTTCCGTTAAGATGTCATCCCCTGCACGTCGCGCTGCTAAATAAACCTCACACATCTTTGGAAGTAGCCCGGCTGAGTACCCGGTTTTTTCCTGCCTTCCATCAACGTATCGAATTACTTTGGTCCGGTCTAAAACCTCTTGATTTATAAAAGGTTCTAGGTTTTTTGCGGCAATAAAAGGGGGGATTTTGGTCCCATCTATCTCAAGTCGGGAATTCGCCCCTTTTCGCGGCCTCCCAAAAGCCTTAAAGATCGAGGCTGCTGATAGCACGCGTGTCTCATTCTCTAGCACAGCGCACTCTAATTCAACGTCTCCAATAGGAAGCAGCCCAGGATATACCGCTTTGGGCAAAGATTGAGATGTCCTCTGCTCTGTTCTCTCGGTGGGCTCGTTGTTGGTTGATTGCTTCAGGTTGTTGACAGATGGATTCGCCAGACCAATATCTGAAAACAGTTGCTCCGAGATACTAGTACTTAATGGGTTAATGCTGATTAGATCCTCGGGCTTTAACGCAAGGCCGTACTGCTGAGCTAATTCCATTAGTTTAAGGTGCCATTTCACTGGAATGGTCCCGGACTTGGCCCAATACGCTGCTGTGCTTTGAGCTATTCCCAAGAGTTGAGCTAGCGCAGACTGGCCGCCGAATAGATTGATGACTTCGCGTGCGTGCATGATCTTCTCCTAGGGGTTTTGAGATATTTACAGTCAGTTATTAATGGATTTTATTTTTTAGTCAGCTTTATTTGTCGCTTCTGTCCGCCTCTTGTCTTCCATGTTTTCACATGTGAGGCTAAATCTAAGTGTTTCGTGGTTAAAAAATAAGGAGCCAAATGGCTCCTTGTCTCTTCCTGCTCAATCCATCTTACGTACAGCCTCCCTGGGCTGGGGCAAATCCTTGCTCATCATCAGCCTTTCCTCAAGCTCCACCAGGCCATAACCTTCCCGCACACGGTAATAGCCTCGGCAATGTGGCGCAGATCGTAGCGCTCTTCGTCTGGGTACTCATCAATATTGTCGCTGCGAATGATCAGCGTCCCACTGCTCAAGATCATTGCTTTCTTGAGTATCAGTCGACCAGCCACATCAAGCACGTAGATACCGGCTGCTTCAATGCTCCGGCACTCCACATCCACAAACACCAGATCCCCATCATTGATGGTGGGCGACATGCTGTTGCCGCTGCCAGTCAATACCTTGATACGGGAAGGGTTCACACTCCCCACTTTTTCACGCACCCACTGCTCAAGCACATCTAAGTGCTGAACAAGTTGTATGGGGGCGTCCAGCTCCCGGCCACGGCCCATAGAGGGGGTGGGGGAGAGGTGCTCCAGGCGTACATAGCCAGGGGGCGGCGCGCTGCTGACCGCTGCCGTCAATTCCCCAGTTTCGGGTTCAAGCCAACCAGGGAAGGCGGCATTCAGTCGCTCAACATTATCCTCGCCAATACGCTTTTGGCCTGCCTTTCCTTCAGGGTAGAGCATGCGGGAGACGTAACTGGGGTCAACGTCAATCCGTGAAGCGATCTGTGAGATGGCTCCATGCCCAAGCTGCGCACGTAGCGCGAGCAATGCTTGACGGCGTTGTTCAAATTTATCCATGGGCAGATTTCAACTAATTATTACCTGTGAGTAAATGACCTGCGGGTATTGATAAATTAATTACCTATAGGTAAGATTTGTGCATGGAAACTCTTCGCACCTATCTGAACGGCCTAGACCGACCTACACAAGCTGCTTATGCCGAGAGGTGTGGCACCACGCTGGGATATCTCAGGAAAGCTATCTCGCGGGGGCATCGGCCGGATGGAGGTCTCGCCCGACGACTTGATATTGAGTCCGGAGGCCGTGTACGGCGAGAGGAGCTTCGCGAAGATATTTGGCCTGAATTAAAGGAACCCCCCATGCCCAACACCCCCGACCCCAAACCTGACGACCGTATCCCCATCGGTCCCCCTGACTGCATTACGAAAGCGGGCGCTCATGTCTAGCGGCCGCGAGCAGACAGTTTCATTGAGCGTGGATGCTTCTAGTCTGCTCGCGACGATGGAATCACTTAAACATTTTGCTGAGGTTTCGTTGGAAGTCAGACAGCGACTTCTCAGCCTTGGCGATTCCATTTCTCAGACCAGGAGCATCGATCTTGGTAGTAACGCCACAGGAGCATTTGATATCCGGATCCTGTTTGAGCCTTCCGATCGTTTGACTGAGCTTCTTGCCGCATGCCTGGCAGGGGACTTCAACGGCATGTGAATCGATGTTGAGTTTCATGGCTTGCTCCTTTTGAGACATGTTTGGTTACGTGCATTTCCAAGCATAGCTGATTGGGGCAGGCCGCCCCTTAATGAGTGGTAGTTACACCTACCTCGTCGAGCCCATGTTGCTCGTTCCAAATAAGCCGGTCGTATATGCCGGTTATGTGTTCATCGGTAGGACAGTTGAAGGCCTGATAGGCCAGCTCAGTAGCTCTATCAATGATTTCAAAGCGGGGGAGTTCTTTTTTATCCATTCCCGCATTTTCAGATTCACGACCGATTTTTTCCATTTGTAGTTCCCGTCCCTGATTAATCACTACGTACTTTTCACACTTTTACTGTAGCGATTACAAGGGGCGGGCGAAACGCTGAAATACACAGGAGTTCAGCCCAATGACAAGACGTTTTTCTTCCTTGAACTGGCGAGACGCGCTTTACAGTGCTGTCCGTCAGGCCCCAGGCGGCGTTGGCGCGGCTGCCGTATTTCTCTCAGACCGTCGCGGCCTGTCAATTCATCCCGAGTCCCTACGTCGCAAGCTGACCGGTGGTGAGCAACTGGACATCGACATGGCCTTCCTGCTGACCGAATGGCTCGATGAATTAGCCGACTGCCGAGAAAGTGCACGGGACTGGCTCATCGCTGCAGCTCACCAAGGTGGATTGCATGTGGTTGATCTGCCGCCTGAGCCGGTAGGGGGATTCGAGAACGAGGCCACGGCATTAAACGAGAAGGCACTCAAAGCAGCCGCTGAACTTGGCGAAATGTGTAGCGCCATCACCGGCACAACGGCAGACGGTCGAGTGACCCATGAAGAGCGTGAGCGTGTGGTGGCCAAGGCCTTGGATTTGATCCGCCTGTGCTTTCGCATCATCCGCAACGTGACCCGCTGGCACCGCAAGGAGGTCTCAGCATGACCAAAGCACCCTACGGGACCTACTACACCGACCTGTACAAGCTGGGCTGGTTCAAGAGCCGCCAAGTCTGCGAGAAGTTGAAAGTCGATTTCAATCTTGAGCCACATGAGCGCCAGCAGCAGATCAAAGAGAAGCTGTACGCGGAATTTGGCACCGACAGCCTGGCCAAGGTGAACCCACAGCACTTTGTGCGCGTTCTGGATGGCATGGGGCTGTTCTTCACGCTGCCGACCTCTTTGAAGGACCAACTGCGATGAAGAAAACAGAATGGCCGCAGCGCACACAGCTGCGACGCCGACAAGCACTCAAGCGCAGCGCCTTCAAAGCCAAGCCAAAGGAAAAGAAGGGCCCGAGCCTTGGGCAGCGTATTGCCCAGATAGTAGGAACAGCCCTGCAGCATCGGCCCAAACCGGTAGCTGTCTACCGCTCCGAGCAGCACCGTCGCAACGTCGCGGCACTGCCATGCGCCAATTGTGGCCGGTGGTATCGCTCCCAGGCTGCACACATGAACGGTGTTGAGTTCGGTAAGGGGCTGGGCCTGAAGGTATCTGACGCGTTGATGTTCCCTCTGTGTACTGATAACGCATGGGGGCGAGGCTGCCACAACATGCTGGACCAGGGCGGCATCTACGACAAAGCCACCGCAGTGGGCTTGCAGATCACCTGGCTGCACCAAACCCGTGATGAATTGAAACGACTGGGCCAATGGTCCGAAGAAGCCGACCGCGACGTAGAGACGTTCGTAGGGGCGTATTTGAGGAGGCAGGTGACATGCTAAGTGCATCTGACCTGATGCGTACGATAGGGCGCCCAATCGCCTATCACCCCGCCTTGGCTCGAATGGTAGGGGGCGTGAATGCCGCCATCTTTTTGTCTCAGCTCATCTACTGGGACGAGCGCATGGAAGACGCCGAGCTGGGTGTGTACAAGACCGCAGAACAGTGGGAGGCAGAAACAGGTTTGTCCGTTCGCGAGCAGACGACAGCACGTCGCCAGTTACGCGACCGTGGCCTTATCACCGAGACCCACAAGCGCATAGAGCACAAGCTGTACTTCAAGCTGGACCGTGCTGCTTTTAATCGGTTGGTTGCGGGGGCGGCTGACACCGAAAACCCCGAACAACAAAACGTCGATTCCCTAAACGCGCAAACGCAATTCGGGAATAGCGAAAGCGCAAATACCGAAACCCCCAAAGCGCCATCCCCGAACCACCCAAAGCGCAGTTCGTTAATAAAGACAGAGATTACTACAGAGACTACAGAAGAAAAAAATACCAAAAAAGAAAACCCGCCTTCGTTCAGCTTTGAGCACTGGCCTGTCAATCCGTCGCCAGAAGTCTGGGCTGATTACCTGCAGCACCGCAAAGCGATCAAAGCACCGCTGACCCAGACCGCTGCAAATCGCTTGGGGGTGGAAGCGCATAAAGCCCAGGCTGCCGGGTTCAGTGTTGACGACTTTCTGGCCGAGTGCATGTTGCGCGGCTGGCGGGGAGGAAAAGCCGACTGGCTAACGCGGGGCTTGCCGCAGGACCAGCAAGGGGGCGGGCAAGTGGCTCGGGGTGGGAAGTTCGACCCGAATGCGTTCCTGGAGCAGCGCCGCAAAGATCGGATGAAGGGAAGCCAAGGAGGTGGAGATGTTGTCGACGTTTGAGCGCGAGAGTGCCTGGTTAATGCCAGTACCCAAGCTGGATGGCAAAACGCTGATGGAGCACCTGTACGCTCGCATGGATGGCCTGTACCCCGGCAAGTGGAAATCCAACTTTGTGGGTGAAGCGGCCATGTCGAACTGGGAACAAGCCTGGGCAGAAGCATTCGATGAGGAAGGCATTGTGCCGGTGGATGTTGCCCTGGGCATTCAAAACAGCCGACGCATGTACGACTGGCCACCAAGCCTGACTGAGTTCTTGCGGGCCTGCCGTCCCTACCTGGAGCCGGATGTGGCGTTCTTCGAAGCAGTGCGCGGCATGCAAGCGCGAGAGCGTGGTGAACGTGGCGACTGGTCACACCCTGCGATCTTTTATGCAGCTGCAGCTGTTGGCCGGTTTGATCTGCTGAACCAAGCCTACCAGCAGATGGAAGGGCGCTGGAAGAAAGCACTCCATGCCCAGTTGGCCCTAGGGGCGTGGCCTGATATTCCAGACCCGGCACCTGCGCTGCCTGCACCATCGAGCACGGCTCAAAGCGAACAGGGGACAAAGGCCATGCGTGAAATGGCTCAGCGAGCTATCAGCCGTAAAGGCAAAGACCACAAAAAATGGGCAAAAGAAATCATGGGTGATCCGAGGGGCCGCACCCCCACCATTGTTCGTATGGCCCAGGCAGCAGTAGGAGAGGCGGCATGAAGAAGGGATTGCAGGCGTTAGGGCGATTGAAGGTAGGTCGGATGAACCAGACGGAAGCGGCCTACGCAAAACGTTTGGAGCAGTTAAAGCAAGCTGGTGAGATTGCTTGGTTCAAGTTTGAGGGGTTGAAGTTCCGGCTGGCAGATAACACGTTCTATACACCCGACTTTGTGCTGATGTTGTCTGACGGGGTGATGGAGGCGCATGAGGTTAAGGGGTTCTGGATGGATGATGCCCGAGCAAAGATCAAGATTGCAGCGGATATGTATCCATTCCGATTTGTAGCTGTAAAGGCGCAAACAAAGAAAGCCGGTGGCGGCTGGGCTATCGAGCAGTTTTAAGGGGGCGGCTGCATATGAAATCACAGATTGAAATCTTGTTGGGCGAGTGGGGGCGCTGGAAGCGGGGGGAGAACCGGAGTGTATTGGGTTATCCGAAGAAAGCCGCTTTCATGGTCATGCGCGTGGATGGCGGTACTCACATGGACCCATCAGAGTTTGTGTCCGATAAAGAAGTAGAGCGCTTGGACCTGGAGGTAAATGCTATACACCCGGAATATCGAGCAATCCTGTCCATGCATTATGTCCGGCCAGGGACTATCAAGGAGAAATTGGAACGACTGAGTATCTCCAGAGCGCTGTATTATTTCCGGCTGGAGTTTGCCACAAAGCAGCTGGCGTTTCAGATGGGGTTTGTGCCACCTGGTGTATCGATAGCTCAACAGGGGGCTGCAGCGCGAGGCACGTAGTTTGGGCATGGGTGGCGCTTTATACCTATGGGTTGTTACTATTTCCTATTCTTTTGCACTGGGGAATAGGATGAAAGGCTTTAAAGCGCTATCTGCTTGCGCGGCTGTCGCGGCATTTTCTTTTATTACGTCATCGACTTATGCGAGCGATCTAATCTCGGAGGAGCACAGTTTTTCTGATTCCTCCAAGAAGATTCGGTCGGAAGAGGATGCCTTGGGCGGTGGCAAGAGATTGTCAATCAAAGAAGAGGGGGAAAAGGATGGGGCTAAGTATCTATTTTATCACTCAGATGGCAGTGGAAGAATAGCTGGAGATGCCGAAAATGATTTGTCGTATCTCCGATTTGATGGGATGAATTGGTCAATATCATGCAATAAGGATGCCATGAATGACCACGTAACTTGCCGTGCAAACAGAGGAGATCTGTTGGTGTTTTACTCGAAGAGCGACGGGTTCTTGGTTGACTTGATGGGTGATAAATATCCGGGTAGCAATATATCTATACGTATTGATAACGGGCAAGTAGTTACGGCCGGAGAGGCAAGTGGGTTTTCAAAGAGCCAAAGCAAAAACATACTAGCTTCGATCAAGGATGGGGATAAGGTGGCGACCCGCTATATTGGCTGGCCATATAAGAACAATAAAGATCAAGTTAGTGAGGTATATGGCTTAAACGTAGTGAAGCAGTACTTGGTTTGGGCTGTAAGCAAAATTAAGTGAGTTGCGTAGGTATATCAAACTATTTTGTCTAGACACGTTGACGAAGTGTCTATACTCAATCAGAATAAATCCCGTAGGCTGGATATTGCTCAGCCTGACGGAAGGAGCCCTGCCAGTGATGGTGGGGCTTTTTGTTTCTGCTTGAAGGCCAAGCATACTTAAATCGGTAGATGCCGAGCCCGAGAGGGTGGGAAAGCCTTGCTGGTCTAGGGCCGTTCCTTTTTGGAGCGGCCCTTTTGTTTGGGAAAAGCCGGGGGCCCCTAGGGCATTAGACCCGGTAAGGGGGATTCGAACCCCGAGCTCTCGCTGTTCACGAGTTTTTTCAATGGGGGGGTTATATTTTTTTCCCTCCAAAGCTAATGCACATGCGCCTTCCTTGAAAAAATGGCCTCCCTTAAAAGAGGGGGGGTTATATTTTTCGAGGAGGGTTATATTTTTTGGGACATCCTATGCTCGAATACACCAGCACCGCAAAAGAGGGCGCTCGGTGGCTCAGCCGTGGCGAACGCCAAGTGCCTTACGCGACGTCACTGGCACTTAATAGGACGGCATCAGCAATTCAAAAAGCACTTGTTGAGCAGATGGGACAAGTGTTTGATCGTCCAACGCCGTATACGTTGCGCTCGCTGCGGTTGCAGCGGGCTACAAAACAGAACCTGACAGCGTCCGTTGCTTATAAAGACTTTGCAGGCAAGGGGACAGCGGCAAGTAAATATCTGCGTCCCCAGGTCGATGGCGGCAAGCGTCGCCAAAAGCGATTCGAAAATGCTTTAGGCCGGATTGGCCCGAGCGGTTACTACGTTCCTGCTGGCGGTGCCGATCAAGATGCATACGGCAATATGTCACGCGGTCAGATCGTTAAGTTGCTGTCCTACTTGCAGGCCTTTGGTGAGCAGGGATATCGGGCGAATGCGACAGATAAGAGCCGTGCACGTACCGCGAAGGTACGGCGTAGTGAAGCTGGCTACCGTCGCATCAATGGAGTCGTGTACTTCATTTCCAGGGGGAAGGGCACGGTATCGGGGAACCGGACGCAGCATTTACCGGCTGGTGTGTGGCGCAAGACAGGCACCCATGGGGCTGATGTAGCGCCGGTGCTGCTACACGTCGAGAACGTGAACTATACGAAGCGTCTACCCTTTTATGAGACCGCTGATGAGGTGTATGGAAAGCGGTTTGAGGATGAGTTCACCCAGGCTTTTGAGCAGGCCATGGCCACAGCGCGATGATTGATCCAGATAAAAAAATCACCCAGGCCAGGTTTGCTCAAATTGTGGGCATTACCCAGCCTGCTGTCAGTGGCCTGCTTGCTCAAGGTGTCTTAACTGTAGGCGACAACGCCGGAAATTGGCTCTTGTCGTACTGCGGGCATTTGCGTGAGATAGCGGCTGGTCGTACCCGTCAGTCTGATAACTCAATTGATCTGGTCCTTGAGAAAGCGCGTCTGGCGTCAGCCCAGGCAGACAAGATCGAGATGGAAAACAACGTCAAAAAAGGGGAGCTTGTTCCTGTTGCTGTGCTGGAGGAGGTGCTCGTGCGGGCAGGCGGAAAGATCGCAGCACAGCTCGACACGATACCGGCATCTTTAAAACGCCGCATACCGTCACTGACGGATTCTGACATAGGTTTCGTCAGGCGAGAAATTGCGAAGGCCCGCAACGCGGTTGCAAATCTGAACCTGGAGGATGTCGAGGCAGACGAAAATGAGGCGAAATAATGCTGGTCACGCAGAATCGAGCAGCGATTGCACGCGCTTTGCGCCGTGGCCTGGCCGGCTTCGCCGCACAAGAGCCTATCTCTTTGCGGGAGTGGGCTGAAAGTCACTTTTATCTGTCAGCTGAGTCCTCATATGTGGAGCAGCGTTGGGAAGCCTGGCCGTTTCAGCGTGGCATTCTGGCCTGTATCGGTAGTGATGATGTTCATGAGGTGGATGTCATCAAATCGGCGCGGGTTGGTTATACCAAGATCTTGCTGGCGGCGGTTGGGTACTTTGCGGAGCATAGGCGACGCAACCAGGTGCTGTGGCAGCCTACCGATTCAGCGCGGGATGAGTTTGTAAAAACTGAGCTGGACACGATGATTCGTGACGTCTCTGTGCTTCATCCTATATTCCCAATGCGGGAGGCCAGGCACAAAGACAATACGCTGCTGGTAAAGAAGTTCATTGGCAGCATGCTTCACCTGCGCGGGGGGAAGTCAGCAGATAACTACCGTCGCTTGTCGGTCAGCGTTGGGTATTTGGACGAGTTCAGTTCTTTCGATAGCAATATTGATGGGGAAGGCGATCCCGGCAAGCTCGCACTGAAGCGTTTGGAGGGGGCGACATTCCCCAAGTTGGTCGTCGGTTCCACACCGAAGATCAAAGGCCTGTGCTTAATGGAAAAGCGGGCAGAGGGGGCAGACGCTCGCTATACCTACCATATCCCTTGTGCCCATTGTGACGAGCTCCATGACTTGGAGTGGGGCGGGAAGGGTGAGCCCCATGGCTTCAAGTGGGTTGATGGTGATCCTGAAACGGTGCGCCATCTTTGCCCGCATTGCGGTGCCTTGGCGACTCAAGGTGAGTATTTAGCTGCTGCAGAGCGCGGTATCTGGGTTGGGAATGATGGGACGACCATTGATCAAGATGGCGTGTTCCGAGACTCAGAAGGTAATTTAATCCAGCCGCATCTGCGTGTTGCTTTCCACGTTTGGACCGCATATAGCCCGTTGGTTTCATGGTCCAAGATCGTTAAGGAGTTTCTGGAGGCCCACGAAAAAGCATCCACTGGTGAGGATGAGGAGCTGCGTACCTTCTGGAACACCACACTCGGTCGCACCTGGGAGGGTGAAATTGAACGCATGGAGTCCGATGAGCTGCAGCGCCGAGCTGAAGTTGAAGGCTACCGCTCTCCTGGCCTTGATGATGGGTTGGTCCCCAAGCGATGCATGCTGTTGCTGGCGGGGGCTGACATACAGGGCAACCGTATTGAGGTTGGGGTATGGGGAGTAGGTAAGGGCGGGGAAATGTGGGTCGTAGACCACCAAATCCTATTTGGGAACCCGTCTGAGGACGAAGTGTGGACCAGGCTGGATGAGCTGCTGTTTGAACGCCGATATTTGCATGAGGGCGGGCAACAGATGCCAATCTACGCTACCGCCATCGATACGGGCGGCCACCACTCTCATGCTGTCTATGAATATGCTCGGAAGAATCGTGCACGCCGGGTATATGCGATCCGGGGGCGGCCGACGGGTGAGAAGCACATCAAGGATGGTGTCACACAAGTGGACATCGACTGGCGCGGGAAGCGTGTCAAGAAAGGTGTGCGGCTTTGGTACGTCGGCACCAATATGGCCAAGGATCTTTTGTTTGGGCGACTGCAGGTTGAAGAGCCGGGTCGAGGCTATGTTCACTTAGCGGCAGATATGTCGCAAGAGTGGTTCAGGCAGTTTGCCGCTGAAGTTCGAGCGGTGCGTCGTACCGCATTCGGCTCACGTTCAGTATGGACGCCAATTCGTAAGCGAAACGAAGTGCTCGACTGCTGTGTCTATGCGCTTTGGCTTGAGGCTCACCTTGAATTGGCCAGAAAGACAGACAAATGGTGGGCGAACTTCGCTGAGAAGCTCGGCGTTGACGAGCCTGGCGACGATCCAGGCCCCACCGAAACTCCACAGAAAACGCCCGCAACTGCGGGCGTTTCTGTTTCTAAGCCACGAACACAACCGGCCACTGGTGTCAGGCGGGCTGCGGTGAGAACGGGGTCATCAAGTTACTTACGGAGCAGACGCTGATGGCGTATACGCGTGAAGATTTGGAGGCAGTGAACAAAGCGATTGCCAGCGGTGTGCTGAAAGTTCGCTATGGGGATAAGGAGGTTCAGTATCCCTCGGTTAATGATCTGATTCGGGCAAAACAGCACATCGTCGCTGAGCTCAATGCTGAGAGCGGCAGACGCAAGCCTTGGGTGTTCCGCATTCGGAATAAAGGAAAGGGGGTCTGATGCGGTATCAAACATTGCAGCAGGCCGGTTTCGTGTTACCTACCCGTTTAAATGCTGCCTCATCTTCCGCTTATGAGGGTGGTAGCGCCACGGGGAGCCGCTCCAAGAGCTGGAACCCTTCGGCGGCTGGCCCCAATAGCGCTGCTACGGGCAATCTTGGAACTATTCGCAGGCGAGCTCGGGATGCTGTACGTAATGATCCTTGGGCAAAAACAGCGGCAGCTCGTTGGGTCTCGAACGTTATAGGGACAGGAATTCAACCATACCCTCGACATCCTGACCGGGGAGTGCGTAAGGCGCTTAAGGAATTATGGTCGGATTGGGTGGGTGAGTCTGATGCCGACGGGCTGCTTGGCTTTTATGGGCAGCAAGCCTTGGCAGCCAGGTGCCTGTTTATCGACGGTGAGGCCCTGGGGCGGATTCGTATGCGTAGGCCGGAGGATGACCTCGTTGTCCCCATGCAGATTCAGCAGTTTGAAGGGGACTTCCTGCCAGTTGAGGAAACGAGAAGTCTGGCAAATGGCCATGAAATTGTGAATGGCGTGGAGTTTGACCGCATTGGTCGGCGTGTGAACTACCACTTGTGGGATCGGCATCCTGCAGAGCCAGGCGGGCTCAGGAGTAGAGCTTTACGTCCGGTACCTGCCGATATGGTTGTTCACGCATATCCGGTCCTTCGGCCAGGCCAAGTGCGAGGTGTATCTGAGCTCGCCACGGTTCTTCTGCGACTGAAAACCTTAGATAACTTTGATGATGCCGTTGCATTCCGACAGGAAGTGTCGAATCTGTTTGCCGGTTATGTCGTCACAAAAGAAGATGAGAGCGAGGGGCCAGACCCAAGCAGTTTTGCTGATCCCAGCATAGAGCCTGATGCCGACGGTGTACCGCTGATTGGTATGGAGCCGGGGTCTGTCACCTCATTGCCTCATGGGACAGATATTAAGTTTGCGTCGCCGCCTGGGGCGCCCGACAACTACGCGGAGTTCATGCGGCAGCAATTGATGGCCGCATTTGCATCCGTCGGCATGCCATATGAGACGACTGGGGACCTGCGCAATGTAAGCGATAGGACTCTGCGCGTCGTGGTGAACGAGTTTCACCGCCAAGTTGAGCAGTACCAGTGGGGGGTATTTATCCACCAATGGTGTCGCCCAATCTGGAACGCCTGGATTAACGCTATCGCGCTGTCGGGAATTATGCCGATGAAGTACTTAGAGCGTCGGCTGTTTCGGCGTGTGCTCTGGGTTCCTCAAGGGTGGGCTTACTTCAATCCCGTGCAGGACGTAAAGGCGAATACCGATGCGGTGAGGGCTGGCTTTACGTCGCGGTCCGCAATCATCCTCTCGCAGGGCGAAGACCCCGAGGAGGTAGCGGCTCAAATTCGTGCTGATAACGATCAAGCTGATTCCGACAGCTTGAGCCTGGACAGTGATTCACGCCATGCACGAAACAAAGGCGTAGGGCTTGGCGACCCAAGTGAACGTGATGATGACCCCTCTGGGGCCTGACTTAACTTTTAGGAGCCGATATGGCTAAAAAATGGTACTCAATCAAAGCAAAGGGAGCGGGTCAGAAGAAAGTCGCTCAGGTGCGCATCTACGATGAAATTGGTCCTTGGGGGAAAACCGCCAATCAGTTCTGCGAAGAACTGGCCGCGGCTGTTGTCGGCGCAAGCAAAATTGTTGTGCCGATCAATAGTCTTGGTGGTGATGTGTTTGCTGCAAATGCAATCTTTAACGAGCTAATGCGCCATGAGCTGCCGGTGGAAACTCGAGTAGATGGCGTGGCCGCTTCGGCGGCGTCATTGATATTTATGGCGGGTGACGAGCGGATCATGCCTGAGAACGCCACGCTAATGGTGCATAACGCCTGGACGATTGCGGCAGGTACCGCAGATGATCTGCGCGATACGGCAGAGATGATGGATAAGGTTCGGGAAGGCATTGTGTCCGCATATCGCCGAAGCGGTCAGTCAGAAGAAAGTGTCGTTGAAATGATGGATGCAACAACGTGGATGACCGCTCTAGATGCGCAGGCACTAGGGTTTTGCACGGCTATTGAAGAGCCTGTAAAGCTGGTTGCATCCGCGAACATTGAAGACGCCTTGGATCGCATGAGGGATGTTCCTGCTGCGCTAAGAACTCAGCTTTTGGCGGCGGCTAATGCTGCCGCAGAACCAGAACTAACGCCTCCAGCCCCTCAGGATGCAGCAACTCTTGCTGCCAAGATCTATGCGCAAAGTCGTGAGCGCGGAATCCCTCAATTGGCTGAGGCTGTTTTGTTGTCGGGTGGGCTGGGGGGCGCAGACGCGGCAACCGCTCGCCTAGAAGCCGCAGAACAAATCGCTGTCTTGTGTGCATCGGTCAAGCTGCAGGACAAGGCGACAGAGTTCGTGTCAGCAGGTTTGTCGGTCGAGCAGGTGCGTGCTCGACTTTTTGAGCATGTAGTGACTGCGGCGGACTCAATTGATATCAGCAATTTGCAGCGCGACCAGCCCTCCCATAGTTCATCGGTCCCGGAGCGGAGCGGGCCGAATCCTCAGGCGATCTACGCCAAGCGTAAAGCCCTCTCCGCATAACCAGGAGTAATCACATGCCTTTTATTGAACAGAAACCCCGTACGGCAGATTTCCTGCTGTCAGAAGCCAATGGTTCCCGCTCTCGCGAGACGGGAGAGATGGCACCTACTGCAACCGCGATCTATGCCGGCCAAATCCTGGCATTGAACGCTGATGGCCGCTACGTGCCATTTGCGGGTAAGGGCGATGAGCCGGACTCCCCTGTCAAAGCGGTCGGGGTGTTGTATGCCAATGTCCCCGCATCCGATGAACCCCAGGCTGTGGTGGTTATTCGGCGCGATGCTGAGGTGGCTGGTGAGCTGCTTTTTGGCCTGGATGCTGATGCGACCACGGACTTGCAAGAAGTCGGCGTGATCGTTCGCATTTAACTTCAACCTATCGCAAACAAACTCCAGGCCGCCTAGCGGTCTTTTTTTATTTTCAGGAGCCGTAATGGCAAATATCAATATTTTTCAGGATGAGGCGTTCTCCGTCCCTAACCTGACCGCTGCTATTAACGAGACCCCTTATGTGCCTGGCCGCATCGGCGCTCTGGGCCTGTTCGCGGAAGAGGGCATTCCGACGGTTGTCGCACAAATCGAGTATGACGGTCAGACTGTCGGGTTGGTCGCTGCCAAGCCGCGCGGTAGTGACGGTTCGTCCGTGACTTTGGCGGGTCGACGGATTATCCCAATCAACACGGTGCACTTGCCAGAGCGCTCGACCATGATGGCCGACGAGATCCAAGGGATTCGTGCGTTCGGCTCCGAGTCCGAGCTGGAGACGGCAGAGTCGCGTGTACAGAAATACTTGAAGAAACACCGTCTTCAGCTGGATATGACCCATGAGCACCATCGCTTAGGTGCCATTAAGGGGAAAATTCTTGATTCCGATGGCAAGACGGTCCTTTTGGATATTTACGATACGTTTGGCATCACTCAGGCCGAGTACAACATGGAGCTCGGTACTGCCGGCACCATCGTACGCACTAAGTGTTCCGACGTGTTGGACAAGATTGAAGAAGCTTTAGGTGCCGCGCCGATGCAGGGAGCTCGGGCCCTGTGCGGCAAAAATTTCTGGAACTCACTGATCGAGCACAAAAGCGTGCGCGAGACATTTCTGAATACTCAGCAGGCGGCTGAGCTGCGCGGCAAAGCGCCTGACAGTTTTGAACTCGGCGGTATTACTTTCGAGCGCTATCGTGGTCGTGTAGCTGGCAAACCGTTTGTGGGTGATGACGAGGCCTACGCTTTCCCTGAGGGCGTGCCCGATTTCTTCATCACACGATTCGCACCTGCCGATTACATGGAAACTGTGAATACAGACGGCTTGCCGTACTACAGCCGTGTGGAGCCCTTGCGGATGGGTAAGGGATTGGAGATTGAAAGTCAGTCCAACCCATTGCATATCTCTACTCGACCTAAGGCCATTATCAAGCTGCTGCGAGCCTGATATGTGGGACAACTCGGTCTTTGATCGGGCTTTCGACCGGGCGGGCATGCGTCAAACCGTTGTTCGCCTGGTCGACGGACAGCCCGCAAGTAAGCCGTTTCAGGCTCGCTTTGATCGCCCACAGCAGATTGTTCTTGATGGCGATGTTCACACCACTGAGTACTCGATTGAGTTCACCACATCCGATTTACAACCTGCACTTGAGTATGCCGAAGTGCTGCGAGTGGAAGTCTCCAAGGGGCAGTTTCAGGACTTCCGCGTGAAGCAGGAGCCGTTGGTCCAAGGTGACGGCTACTGGACCAGAGCAGAGCTGGGGATCATCAAGTGAAAACACGAGTTCAGTTGTATGTCGAAGGCGTGCGAGCCGCACTGCGTGCCGCGCCTGGGTTCCCTGCCAAGGTAGAAGACTCGCCTGTACGCGCCCATACATTTGTCCAGGACAGGGTTATCACTGTCCAGCCCGGCTCGGAAACGGTGACCGAGGGGGCGACGCCCCGCGTAAACCGGGTTCGTGAGATCCACCTACTGGTGCATACAGCAGGTGATAACGGGCTTGATTTGTCGGAGTCGATCTTTGGGGCAGCCCATCCCATTGTGATGAGTTTTTCTGGCCCAGGCCTTGTGCAGGTCCAAGAGCTGCGCACCGATGAGCCGCGCTACGCCAATGGCGATCTGGAGCGGCAGGTGATCACAAAGCGCTACCTGTTCTATTACCAAACCGCTGACGACTCTCTCAGCGAGTAGGAGCAATCATGAAAGAAACAAGTCCCGTGGCTGAGCGGGAGGCTGAAGTGTTGCCTCCAGATTCGGTGCATGCGGCCGGGCCTGTGGCAGCAGCTCAGAGTCCTGGCCGTGGTGGGAGCTACGTTCGCAACAAGCAAACTGGCGTTCTGAAGCGGGTCCAGTACACGGAAACGTGTAAAGACTGCGTGCTGACGCCAACTCAAAAGGGGTAGTTCATGGCTAAGTCTGCCAAGAAAACACTGTTGATGGCCAAGCTGCAGACTGCAGCAGGTACAGAGGCGGTACCGACCGGCGCAACAGATTCGATTCTGCTGCGCAATCTTACGGCCACACCGTTGAGCACAGAAACCGTAGAGCGTGCCTTGCTGCGTCCCTATATGGGCAACGCGGGTCAAATCGTGACTACGGTGTACACGCAGATCGAGGGCGAAGTGGAGTTGGCCGGTTCGGGTACGCCAGGCAAGGCCCCTGCATGGGGCGGCCTGTTGCGAGGCTGCGGATTTGCTGAAGTTGTTGAAGACGCAGAAGTGGTCTACACGCCGGTGTCTGACGATTTCGAGATGCTGACGTTGCATTACTACCTTGATGGCTTGTTCCACAAGATCACTGATGCGCGGGGCACAGTGTCCTTTGATATCAGTGCCAAAGGCATTCCGTTCATGCGCTTCCGATTTATGGGCGTGTACCACCCGATTACCGATCAAGCCGCGCCCACTGATGTGGACTTCAGTGCTTTCCAGACTCCGCTGGGTGTGAACAAAAAGAACACTCCACAGTGGAGCCTGGGCGGGTACAGCGGTTGCTTGCAGTCCTTGAATTTGGATCTGGCCAACTCACTGGTTTGGCGATCCCTGATTAGCTGCGAAGGCGCGGAAATTACGGATCGTCAGCCCACCGGTCAGATCTCGTTGGAGCTGCCCAAGATTGCAGACTTGAACTGGCCTGAAATGGTACGAAACGCTGTCCTGCAGCCGCTTTCAATCACACATGGCACGCAGCCGGGCAACATCGTCACCCTCAGCGCACCTGGGGCGCAACTGTCTGAACCTTCGTACTCGGAAGCTGACAACGTGGCCATGTTGGGCATGAACATGAGCCTGCAGCCTGGCCAGGGCAATGACGATATCAAGATCGTCGTCTCGTAAACCTACTTTCATTCCGAGGTCATCATGAGTTTCAAAATCGCCCAGCGCCCTGTGGTGGGTTACCCCGTGTCCATCACTGTCTATGACGAGAAAGGTAAAACGCAAAAACTGGAATTTATCGCCCAGTACAAGCGCTCGAAACGGCCTGAGCTGCAAGGCCTTATTGCGGCTGCTCGTAACTTGGCACGAAAAAATGCCGGTCTGGAGCCAATCGCTGAAGAAGGTGGTAAGCCGAAAGAATGGCCCTATGTCGCCGACGAGGACTTTTTCAAGGCCCATGTGTGTGGCTGGGTTGGCGTTAAAGGCGAGGACGGCAAAGACCTGGCGTTCTCGCATGAAGAACTGGATGGTCTGATCGCCGAGTATCCCGAGTTCCATCAGCCCTTGTTTGACGGTTTCTTTAGCGCTCACATTGGGGCCCGCGCAAAAAACTAATTGAGGCCGCTCGTCACTGGGCAAAAGGTTGGCGCTCGAAGTCAGAGGATTTTGAGCCTGATGCCCTGGTGCTTGAGGCGCTCAAAGCAGCCGGTGCGCCTGATGCAGTGATTCAACGCGTTCAGCAAGAAGAGTGCACCGACTATGAAGTGTGGCCTGAAAACGAAGCGATTGTTGAGGCTTTCCTTCACTTGTCTAGCTGTTGGACTGTAGTCGCTCCTCCGATGGGGGAGCTTCTCTACTTCGGTCTGCCTTCCACAGAAATTGAATCGACTTTACGTCTTTTGGGGTTTCCCAGGCGCAATCGTGCCCGAGTGTTTCGGTATCTCAAAGATATGGAACGAGCGGCCCTAACTGTTTTTTATGAGTAGCGGGTATGACAGATCGAGTTATTGGCGTAACGCTCAAAGGTAACGCCTCCCAGCTCCAGCAGACCTTTGCCACCGGCTCCATGGCGGCCAGCAATTTCGGTGCGGCGGTCGAGAAGAGTATGGAGCGGGCCAAGGCGGCCAATCAGGGGTATGCCTCTTCAGCCAAAGGGGCGGTTAGCGCACTGGAAGAGGTGCGGGGTCTGATTAAGGGCGTAGCGGCTGGCTTCTCGGTCATGAAGCTGATTGATACAGCGGACGAATGGGGACAGTATGCGAGCCGAGTGGAGATGGCCACGCGCAGTGCGGACGAGTTTGGTCACGCTCAGGAGCGGTTGGCAAAGTCTGCTGCTGTCACGTACCGATCGCTTGCTGAGACCCGCGAAGGCTTTATCAATATGTCTCCTCCCTTGCGGGAGTTGGGGCTTTCGCTTGACCAGTCCATTGATGCAATCGATACCTTTTCTGGCCTGTTGGTGACGAACGCAGCCAGCGCTGAAAAAGGCAAGTCCGCCATTGGTGCGCTTTCCACTGCGATGCAGAAGGGCAAGCTGGATGCCAACGGCTGGGGAACGATTCTGAGCACAATGCCTTCGATTGTGGATTTGCTGGCGCAGTCCATGGGGCGCAGCGTAGCTGAGATTCGTCGCCTTGGGGCAGAGGGGAAGCTGACCGCTAAGAACTTGGCAAAGGCGCTGGTCGAAGGGAATGCCGAGGTCATCAAGCAAGTTGAGTTGATGCCTACGACGGTGCGTGACGCCTTTGGCCGTCTGACCGCCGTTGCAACGGAGTTTCTTGGCAAAAATAACGAGGCAATCGGTGCCACGGCGACACTCGCCGCTGGTATTGATTTCCTGGCACAGAACTTTGATTTGTTGGCCACGGCTGTTGGTCTGGTGGCCGCGGTTCACGCAGCACGGTTTGTCGGGGCTCAGTACGAGGCGGCTAAGGCATTGTGGGTGACCACAACGGCATCGATTGCGCAGCAGCGTTCATTAATCGCGCTTTCGGCAGGGATTGCTGGCACGAGTCAGACAGCGGTGATTGCCTACGGTGCAATGGCGATGGCAGCGCGAACAGCGAGCGCTGCGATGTCGTTAGTAGGTGGTCCTGCAGGCTTGGTGACTCTGGCCCTGAGCGCTGGTGCGATTGCATGGATGAATTGGGGCAATGCAACCGAGAGTTCGATTAGGTCAATCAATGCTGCGAAGCGCCCTCTGAAAGAGCTAGAAGAAGACTTTTCTAAGCTCAATAAGACCCAGCAGCGAGGGATGGAGCTCTCCATTGCTACGGAGCTGCGGGAGCAGGAGGCAATCGTTAAAGATGCAATGGCCTCTATTCGGTCCGAGCTTACCGGTTTGGTTTATCAGGGTGGGATGGTGGGCGCCAGTGAGCCCATCGAACGGTTTGCCGCTGCTTTCAATGAGATTGTGAGCTCCGCCGATGGAGCAACCGAGAAGTCAGAGCGATTAGCAAAGGAGTTGGAGAAACTCCGTGGCGTAGTGCCTGCTGCAGTGGTCCTTAAGCTGAGGGAGATGACCCAGGGGCTTTCTGAAGGGGCAGAGTCTGTCGAGGATCTTAATCGGAAGCTGGAACGTATCCGGGGAATTCTAGCTGACTCAGGCTTGGATGGACTGGGGGACTCGCTCAAGGGCCTTACGGAGGCGGATTTCAGCAAACTTATTTCCGGTCTAACAGAGTCGCTTGATGTCATTGGGATGAGTGCCCAGCAAGCGGAGGAATATAGGGCGAGGCTTCGTGGGGCGACAGACGAGCAAGCTGCTTTGGCTGGCGTATTGGCAGGAATGGCCGAGACAGCGAATAAGCTTCAGAAAGCCACCGCAGATAAAGACTCTAAGGCGCAAGAGGGAGCAAAGGCCCTGCTTTCGTCGTTAGTGGCTCAGGAGGTCCAGTTAGTTGCCAACATTGAGAGGGCTGCTGAATATGCTCGCTTGATAGCTCTTGGAGTTGATCCAATTTGGGCAGCCATGTCTGCTGACGAGCACGGGGAGAAAAAAAGAGCGGAGGCTCAAGAAAAAGCCTTGGCCAGAGTGAAGGCCATACAGGACAACATTGCAGCCAATACCAAACTGACCAGAAAGGGCGCAGGCTCTAAGAAGCAGGACGAGGGCGAGCGCCTGCTGAAGCAGATGAAGGAACGCCTGGCGCTGTTAGGGAAAGAGACTGAGTACGAAAAACTGCTGGCAAACATTTCTTCGGGGGCGGTGAAGTTTCGCAAGGGCCCTTTGGAGGAAGAGGCTAAGAGGCTTGCCAAGCAACTGGACGATAAGCAACGTCAAATTGATCTGGAGAAAACCCTTAATACACTAAGGGAGGAGCAAAGCGTCACGCAGCGTGAGTTCATGCGTGAGCTGGATGCTTTCGGGAAAGGGGACTGGGCAAACGGTGTTCTTTCGGCGCTGTCGTCGGTGGAGGAGCGTTACCGACAGATCATCCGAGACCGGCAGAACTCCCCTCATGGCTTAAGTCCGGATGAGTTGAAGGCGATTCAAGAATCGCTACACGAAGAACTGATCATGGTGCGGGATCACTATGCTCAGTTGAAAAAGCTGCAGGGTGATTGGAGCCTAGGCGCAAGTAGCGCACTTCAAAACTATGCGGATCAGGCTGCGAATCTCTTTGACTCTGTTGGAAACATGGTTTCCAACGTGTTCCAGGGCATGGAGAGCTCATTGGTGCAGTTTGTACGCACCGGGAAATTGGACTTCGCTAGCTTAGCGGACAGCATTATTGCGGACATGGTCCGAATCGTAATTCAACAGTCAATTACGGGGCCGTTGGCCGGTGCTATTGGAGGTTTTTTCAGCCCCTTGAGTGGGGTCAGCGCGGCACCGAATTTCGCGATGGGCAGTCTGGGTGGTGGGGCAGGTGCGACATTTGGCCCAATGATGGCATTGTCTTCGGGGGGCTACACCGGAGACGGTGGCCGTTATGAGCCAGCCGGCATTGTTCATAAAGGTGAGGGGGTTCTCAATCAGGATGAGATTCGCGCCCTTGGCGGTGAATCTGGGTTCAATGAGCTGCGCCGTGCATTGCGTGGGCCAGGGCATTCGCTTGGCGGAATGGCAGGAAACCCAATGCTGATGAGTCCCTCCTCTGGAGGCCGCGAGACGCTAGCGCCAAACATCACGATTTATGCATCAGGTGATGCTGGAGGGGGGCGTACCAGTGCGCCCGATGGTTGGCAGCAATTTGCCAAAGAGATTGGTGAGTTTGTAGATGCGAAGATACGTGAGCGTGAGGTGCGGACTCAGCGGCAAGGCGGGCTGGCATGGCAGGCTAAACAAGGGGTATTCAACTGATGGCATACGAACAGTTCACATGGTGCCCGATGAAAGGGCCGGACGGCTCTAGTGCGTTTCGCACCTTTTCCGTCCAGCTTGGGGATGGGTATGTCCAAGAGGTGGGTGATGGTATCAATAATGAGATGCGGACATGGCCTTTGCAGTTTTCGGGCCTTGAGGGGGAAATAAAACCAATCCGCGAATTCTTGCGACGGCACGCTGGGTTTCGACCTTTCCGTTGGACGCCGCCGATGGAGTTGGAGCCAGGGCTATTCATTGTGCGGGAAGTGAAGCTGCAGCCAATGGGTGGGAATGTATACACGCTGTCAGCTACGTTTGAAGAAAGGTTTGCACCCTAACCGCTTTTGAGCGGTTTTTTATTGGAGGCTACATGTTTGGTGGAAACGAGAAAGGTAGCTGGGATGATATTTTTTATCCACATCGATCACGGCGCGCTGTATAGGGGCGTAGTGATACCGGCTCAGGCCGGTTTTTTTTGTGAGTGAGCAATGATTCTTGAAGACGTGCAGAAACTGGTTCCTGGCAATCTGGTCACATTGTACGAACTCGATTGTCGAGCCATTGGCGGTGATGTAGAGCGTTACCACAACCACAACGATGGTGTGATTACTTGGCAAGGCAAACACTATCAGCCATGGGCTATTGAGGCGCGGGATTTTGAGCGGACAGGCGATAGCCAGCAGCCGCTGCCCACACTTATGGTGGGCAACATTGGAGACGATTCGAGCGGGGAGCCTATTACAGGTGTTGTGTCTGCATTGTGTTTGGCGCTGGGGGATCTGAAGGGGGCTACATTGATTCGTCGGCGTACGTTCGCCCGGTATCTTGACGCAGTGAATTTTCCGCAAGGTAATCCCACAGCGAACCCTGGCGAGCATCTGCCAGATGAGCGCTGGATAATTTCCCAAAGAAGTGGTGAGTCACCCGAGTTTGTGGAATTTGTGCTCAGCTCGCCTTTGACACTTGATGGCGCACAGTTGCCCAGTCGTCAGGTGATTGCCAATGTCTGCGGCTGGTTGACCAAGGCGGCACCAGAGGGCGGCTATCGTGGGGCCTGGTGTGGATACACTGGAGCAGCGATGTTCGATAAGGATGGCAACCCAGTTACAGATCCGGCGCAAGACCGGTGCGGTGGGTTGTTGAGTGACTGCAAGAGGCGTTTTGGTGAGTGGGCGCCACTGCCGTTTGGCGGGTCTCCGTCAGCAGATCGGGTGCGATGATGCGTGCCGCTATAAAACGCGCTATCGAGCGTCACGCGCTGGCTGATTATCCGCGTGAGGCGTGTGGTCTTATTGTCGCTGTGGGCAATCGGCAGCAGTATGTGCCGTGCCGCAACATTGCAGAGGATGGGCGTGATTTTCATTTGCCAATTGATGACTACGACCGAGTCGAAGCTGTTGGCCAGATCCTTGCGGTGGCGCATTCGCATATCGACCGTGATGCACAGCCCACCGAGGCAGACTTGGTCTCTTGTGAGGAGACTGGTTTGCCGTGGCATATCGTAGCGGTTGGTCAGAATGCAGGTGAGCTAACGCCCGCTGTGCGTGATTGGCATTCATTTGAGCCATCTGGTTATCAAGCACCATTGGTCGGACGCTCGTTTCATCACGGCAGCCTGGATTGCTATGGCCTCATCCGCGACTTTTACGATTATGAGCTAGGGATTGAGCTGCTGGACTTTGAACGTCCTGACGATTGGTGGAGTAAGCCCGAGTTTGGCGAGCTGTATTTGGATAATTTTGAAAGGGCAGGCTTTCAGCTGGTCAGCGGTGAGCCCGTGTACGGGGATGTGATTTTGATGCAGTACCGCAGTGACCGCACAAATCACGGAGGCGTTTATTTAGGCAATGAGTCTTTGAAGACGCAGCCAGATCTGCACCCTATTCCAGGGGCATTGTTGCATCACGCGATGCCACGCTTATCAGAGCGTGTGCTGTATGCGGGCCATTGGCGTGACATAACGCGAATGATTGTGAGGTATCGGAAATGACAACAGCAGCACTACCGGCCAATGCCGGTTTTTTTTCGCCTGAAGGGTCGGACCGGCTGCGCACAATCCGTCTGTCTGGGGCTCTTGGCAAGCAATTTGGGCGTCTTCACCACTTTGTTTGCAATGACATCGCGGGCGCGGTGCGCGCGTTGTGCCTGATGGTCCCTGGCTTTGAGCAGGCATTGCATGCCAGCACAGATAGGGGCGTGGCTTATACATGCTGGATCGGCAAGGAAAATGTGGGCGAGGACATGCTGAATGCACCAGTCGGTACCGATGCGATTCGCATTGCACCGGTCGTGATTGGTTCTGGGCGAGGAGGTTTGTTTCAGGTGGTGCTGGGCGCAGCGTTGATCGGTGCAGCATTCTTAACTGGCGGTGTGACAATTGCAGCAGGCACCCTCAAGGCTGGCAGCCTGCTCGGGGGGATGGCGTTTGGGATGGGGGTCTCAATGGTGTTGGGCGGGGTATCTCAACTATTAACAAAGCAGCCGCAAGGGCTGACCAGCGTTGACTCGCCAGACAACGGCGCTAGCTACAACTTTAATGGCCCGGTTAATACTACCGCTCAAGGTAATCCTTTCGGTGTGCTTTACGGTGAAATGATTGTTGGCGCGGCCACGATCTCTGGTGATATGTACTCTGAGGATCAGCAGTAATGACAGTCGTGCTTGAGCCTAAACGTGGGGGCCAACGGATTATAGGGTCTGGTGGCGGAGGGAAGGGGGGTGGTAGCGCTCGCACGCCTGTTGAGCAACCCGATAGCCTGCACAACATTTCTTTTGCCGCTGTTCTTGACGCGGTAGGGAATGGGGAAATGGCGGGGCCGGTGCATGCCGACCAGCCTTTGCGCGATATCTATCTTGATGGGACGCCCATCCAGAATGCGGATGGAAGCTTGAATTTTCGAAATGTTCAGGTTGACTATCGAGTCGGCACGCAGGACCAGGAGCATATTGCAGGTTTCCCCGCAGCAGCTAATGTTGTGTCCGTTGGTGCTGAGGTGAGCATTAAAACGCCTTGGTCGCAGTTGATTACGAACCCAGACCTGTCGGCGGTGAGAGTAAGCCTGCATTGGCCACAGCTACTGACGATGGTCGAGTCAGGTAAGAACGCAGGGGATCGCGTAGGTGCACGGGTTGAGTACGCGATTGATTTAGCGATTGGCAGTGGCTCCTTTGTGAATATCCTCACCTCGGCGGTCGATGGGAAGACGGTGAACGGCTACACGCGTACCCATCGGATTGATTTGCCGGTTGGTGCACAAGGCTGGACAGTGCGGGTGCGACGTATAACGCCGGACTCCAACAATAGCGCTGTGCAAGATCGGATGCTGATTCAATCCTACGCTGAAGTGGTTGATGGCAAATTCCGCTACCCAATGACAGCATTGGTTGGCATCCGCGTGGACGCAGAGCAGTTTCAGGCCATTCCAACCCGCGCCTATCATTGGCGTGGCCAGGTTATTCGGGTGCCATCGAACTATGACCCCTTGTCGCGCACCTATAGTGGCGTGTGGGATGGAACTTTCAAGCGTGCCTGGTCGAACAATCCGGCTTGGGTGTTCTATGACATGCTGACAAATCGCCTGTATGGTCTGGGTGATCGAATTGATGCCTCAATGATTGATCGCTATGCCCTGTACCAGATCGGGGCATATTGTGACCAGTCTGTGCCGGACGGACAGGGTGGCACAGAGCCGCGATTTGTTTGTAATGCCTACTTCCAATCGAGTGCCGATGCGCTGCGGGTGATTAATGATCTGACCAGTGTCTTTCGAGGGATGACGTATTGGGCCAACGGTCAGGCTGTAGCTGTTGCGGATATGCCCAGCGATCCGGTGTATACGTACTCGAATGCGCGTGTGGTGGATGGGCGGTTTAACTACATCGGTGCGGATCTGACCACACTTAAAACCGTGGCCCTGGTGTCTTGGAATGACCCCACGGATTTTTATCGTGCAAAGGTCGAGGTGGTGACTGATTATGATGGCGTGCGCAAGCATGGCATTCGTAAGACTGAGGTGGTCGCGTTCGGGTGTACATCTCGTGGTCAGGCGCAACGAGTTGGTCTGTATCAGCTGTATACATCTCGCATGGAGCAGGGCGGTGTGTCGTTTTCGGTCGGGCTTGATGGGGTGATCCCTCAGCCAGGCAGTCTGATTAAGATTGCTGACCGAAATCGGGCAGGACGCCGTTTGGGTGGTCTGGTTCAGTCTGCGACGAGCATCAAGATCACACTGGATGCCGAGCACCCAGTAAAAATTGGTGATCGGTTAACGGTTAACTTGCCTTCAGGGCTTTCGCAAACGCGCCCAGTGTCCGCAGTGAATGGCCGGGTCGTTACAGTGAGCCCAGGCTTTAGCCAGGCCCCCGTTGCGCAGGCCGGTTGGGCTGTGGAAGCGGATGATTTGGCGCTGCAAACTGCACGCGTTATCTCCATCAAAGAGCGTGACGGTATTACGTTTGATGTGTCTGCGGTTGAGCACCATCCTGGAAAGTTTGATGCGATCGATTATGGGGTCCGCCTGGAGCCCTTGCCTATCAGCGTGGTGCCGCCTCGAACTCAAATGGCACCGAGTAACGTCCAGATCCGGGAGCATTATGTGCTCAGGCAGGGCCAGAGCCGCCACATTGCCGAAATCACATGGGATGCGGTTGAGAATGCCCTGCTGTATGACGTGCAGTGGCGGCGTGACAACAGTGGCTGGGTGCAGGTTCCACGCACCGGCGAGCGCCTTGTGGAAATCCCAGATTTCTATACGGGCGAATACAGCGTGCGCGTTCGTGCAATCAACGGGCTGGATGTGCCTTCTTTGTGGGCATACTCGGATGTAACCGCGCTGACAGGGCAAGTATCGGCTCCGCTGCCGGTCACGCACTTGGTCACGGCTTCCATTCCTTGGGGGATTCGACTGAGTTGGGGCTTCCCTACTGGGCCCAACATCATCGAGCGTACAGAAATCCGCTACAGCTCCACGCAGGACTTCGCTGATTCGCTGCCTGCAGGCAGTTTCGCATACCCCTCAGACTCATTCGAGCAGACGGGGCTGGCGATCACCACTGAGCACTTCTTCTGGGCGCGGCTGATCGACAAGAACGGTACGCTTGGCCCTTGGTATCCAGCCGAGTCTGCGGCAGGGGTGCGTGGCGTTCCCAGTCAGGTGGCCAGCGAATACAACGACCTCATTACCTCTGAGATCGTAGAGGGTGGCCTGGGCGAACTGCTCATGGGCGATATCCGCGACATTCCGAGCATTCGGGACTCGGTGGCGGATATCAACGTTGATTTGACCGCGCTCAATAAACAGGTGGGCCAGATCAACGGTCAGGTGCAGGATCTGCTGAAGGCTGATGAATGGGATGTTGGCGCCACCTATGCAGTAGGCACGGTGGTATTTGCCGATGGCAAAATGTACCGGGCAAAGAAAGCAGTCCCAGCCGGCAAGCCTGTATCGGACAAGGCGCATTGGGAGCTGATTGGCGATTACGCCTCAATCACGGCTGGTCTGGCGGCCTTGGCGGCTCAGTCGCAAGAAACGATCAGCCGCGTCGAACAGGCAGAGGGCCAGATTCAGGCAAACGCCGAGCAGATCAGCACAGTGGCGGGTAGGGTTGATGATCCAGAGTCTGGACTGGGTGCGCTGGGGTCTGCCGTTCAGTTAATGCGCACTCAGGTTGGCCAACTGCAGGATGGGCTGCAGTCGCTGTCTGAGGCGACAACCGCACTGTCCAGTAAGGTCGAAGGACTGGAAGAGGCTCAGAGTGGTTTGGCGACGGTAGTAAGCCAGCTCAGTACTCGGGTGAGGACCGCTGAGGACAAGCTGGAAGCCCAGGCATCCAGCCTCACCCAGTTAAAAACTGATCTGGGCGCTTTGGTCTCGCCATCCGGCAATCTGCTTCTGGATTCAAACGTGGAGTTGGTGCGATCTACCTCTACCTATCTTTGGGGCAGGTACAACGTGGTAGAGGACCTGGAGCCAGGGCAGGAGTATACCCTTGTGGTCTGTTACACCCACAAACCAGAAAGTGGTGATACCACGTCCGCAATTGGTATTTGGGCAGGGGGCAGCTCACAGAAGGTTGGGGAGCTGGACAAGGGCCTCATTCGCAGCGTGCAAGTGATCAAGTTCAAAAAGAGCACGGCCAACACCTTGCCTAAAGAACTGCGCTTTTACTATGTCCCTTCGCCCGGTACCCAGGCCGGTGACGCTTCCATTCATTGGGCCACGCTTTATAAAGGCTCGGTCATTCCGGCCATGGAGTGGCAGCCGAGCCTGGCGAGTTTGCAGGTACAAACGCAAGCGAATGCCAGCGCGGTTGATGGACTGTCAACGAAGGTGACTCAGCATGGCAATACGATCACCTCTCAGGGTGAGAGCCTGACTGCGTTGCAAAATGAGGTTCGGGATCCAAGCACGGGCTTAGCAGCAACCGCCGGTGCCCTGAACGACACTAAGACACGCGTGTCAGACGTGGAGGGCAAGCAGGAGGCAATGTCCAGTCATCAACTGGTGCTCAATGCTGAAATCAAGCGCCAACAAGCGGGTGAAGATGCCTATCTTGAAAGCGTGTTGAATCAGTACCAGACAAACGTGGGGCTGACACAGGCGCGTGCCGCATTGTCCGAGTTTAGAAACGTGCAGGCCGAGGAGAACCGGGCATTGGCCGAATCCATCCGCATCGTCCAGGCAGAACTGGGTGGGGTGGCTGGGCAGGCAAGCGCGGCATCAGCCGCTGTTCAAGAAACGCTGCAGGCGCTTGTAGAGCTGGAGGGCGAGTTCACGAAAGTATCGGCAGCGTGGGGGATCAAACTACAAGCTAACGCCAACGGCGTGCGGTATGTCGCAGGTGTCGGCCTGGACCTGACCAACGAGTCTGGCGTGATGCAGTCTACGTTCGCTGTGCTGGCTGACCGCTTTGCTGTCATGCATGCGACCAACGGTGATCCGGTCACGGTGTTTTCGGTACAGGGTGGGGCCAGCATTCTGAATACGGCGCTAATTGGCTTTGCGTCGATTACGGAAGCCAAAATTGCTGACGGTGCTATTTCGCGGGCGAAGATCCAGGACGCTGCCATTGGGCACGCTCAGATCGAAAATGCCGCAATTACCAGCGGCAAAATCCGCGATGCGGCGATTACACGCGCCAAGATTGGGCTTGCTGAGGTCGATACGCTGAGGATTGCCGGTAACTCAGTCACCATGCACGCAGCACGATCCGGTTCCGGGAGTTTAGTCATTAACACAGCCCATGGCGGTATAGCCAATATCATGGTGTTCTATAACGGTACCGCTTCGTCGTCAACTGTTCGACACAACAAGATCGTTATTCGTGTGAACGGATGGATACTGGCCCAGTTTCCCGCTTTGCATATCTACTCGGGCAACTCTTATCTGCCCAACATTGAGAACCCTATCTCAAAGGTAGTGAGCACGGAGCTGAATGCTGGGAATAACACCATAGACGTGTGGGCTGCAGACGTTAGCTGGAGACCAGGTATCGACCCAACCCCACCGCCGCTGCTTTCCGCCGTGGATACGGTCGTACTGTTTCATATGAGGTGAATATATGCGACCAAAACATGAATCCGTGACACTGTTTATGCCGGGCACAGGCCGCTTTAACGGGGTAGTCAAGGGGCACCCAGATTATGTTCTGGCCCCTACTATTGTTGCCTGGACGGGGGGAGTCGCTCCGGGCGCGCTTGATGATTCGTGGTGGTTCTACGGTGGGCAGGCGCGTCGGCGTCCGGCTTGCCCGGTCGTGGCAGAGGGCCTGGTGCTGCGCGGGGTTCGCCCAGGCAGCACAATTACTATAGAGGGCCAGCAGTACGAGTGCGCTGACGGCGGGGACGTGGAGCTGTCGTTTCAGTTCTCCGGAATGTACGAAATCACGGTCACGCGCTGGCCGTATTTGGATGGGAGTTACACCATTGAAAATCCACCACCAGCCGAATAACCACGCAGAACGCCGGCAACGGGAGTATCCGGATATTGGGGATCAGCTCGATGCAGTCTACAAGCTGGCCCGGCATTTGCAGGAGCAAGGCCAGCAACTACCGCCAGATGTTGATAAATGGGTGGCTCAGTGTCGAGCCGTTAAAGAGAAATATCCAGCCGCTTAAGAAGCGGCTTTTTTTATGGGTGTTCAATGAGTATTCACAAATCCATCGCGCAGGTTTTTGAGAACAACACGGGTAATCGAATCACGCCCGAGCTAGCTGGCGGCATGATTCGTAGCTTGATCGACATTCTCGCCACGGGCGTACAGCAGTCCGGCGATTCGCAGCAGCAGACCGAGCCGGCATCTGAGGCCCAGCTTCAGGAGGAGGGAAGTAATGGCATGGTATGACGCAGGGACAGTCAAGGTCACTGTAAACAGCGCAACAGTGACAGGCACCGGTACAAAGTGGCTGGCCGGTGCCCGGCAGGGTGAGGCCTTTGTGGCGCCAGACGGGCGTCTGTACGAAGTGTTGAACATTGCCTCTGATACCTCCCTGACGCTGACGAAACCCTATCGTGGTGCGACGGCTACAGGTCAGCCTTATGCTTTGGCCCCCATGCAAGGGTATGTCAAAGAGTTGGCAGATCGTGCAGCAGAATTGCTGCCTGCACTGTCGGATATGGGGAGCGCCGCCAAGGGTACTCTGGCCACATCAACGATCGATCCTGTCCCAGGGCGCGTGATGCGCAATGCAGACTGGGGTTTTGGAGGTAATTCGGGAGCGGTTGCAGACCAAGACATTCTGAAAAACCCCATTAATGGGATTTACCGATCGGGCTCAAGCGATGTGGGTAAACCTGATGGCACTAGCTCCGGATCAAGCTATTTCAAGTTTGGGTGGGGCGGTACGTACTACGGTCTATTGTATGCGTCGCCGGTTCAAGACAAGTTCTACATACGCACAGTCAATAATGCTAAGCCCAATGCCTGGAAAGAGCTTATGACAGTGGGGCAGTATGGCGTGGGCCGCTCGGGCGCAGACGCCAATTTAGACATGTTTCCAGCAGCAAAGCTTGATGATTTGAACGTGGGGTCTGGGGCTTACTACTACAACGAGGCAATTGGCTCTGTATCAGGGCTACCATTTGACAACGTAGCTGGGTATAACGCCGGGGTCGTTTTCCACAGGCAAGCCGGCACAGCCGGGGGGCAAGTGGTAGTCAGTTCCAGCAATAGGTTGGGCTGGCGTGGTCGGCGTGCTGGTTCTTACCACGTTTGGCGCGAGGCTATGTATGTTGGGGAGTATGGTTTCGGTGGTGCTCAGGCATCTCCGACCTCGTGGGATGCGCAAAAGACTGGCTGGTACTATAAGTCAGGAGCAAAGCCAGCCTGGGGCGGCGGTGGGTTTTTCTTGGATTTGGCTTACAACACAACCCACTTTAACTCTGGCCTGCGTATTTCGACGGACCCCTATACCGATAACTTCTATATGAATGGGGCGGTGTCCGGACAAAAGACATTCCGGGATGCCTGCAAACTTGTTCATGACAAAAACATTGTTGGTGATGTGGCTGCTGGCTCCGTTATTGCCACGGGATCAAACGCTAACGGAACGTGGGTGCGATTCGCAGACGGTACCCAGCTTTGCTACGGGACCTTTGGCTTTTCTGGTAATGGTTGGAAGCCTACCTCACCCGCTATTTATTACCCGCTTGGCTTTATCTCCCAACCTTCAGTATCCATACAGACCACGAATGACGGCTCCGCATACTACACCGCCGCCCAAGTGGCCATGGGTCCTGGGTTATCTGCCTTTCACATCCGAACCTCCGTTACGATTCCTGATAGCGGGACCAGTCTAGGCGGTAGCTATATTGCAATTGGACGATATAAGTGATGAATATTACCTTGGTGTTAACTCCACAAGTTCCTATCGGTGACGTAGCCCCCCTGACCGTAGTCCGTCAGGGTGAAAAAATCACGATTAATGGGGAAGTCCTTGATTTGTCCTTTATGGAGCAGGGCGATTCTTTGCCAGCTGGGTCGATTGAGCACCCGTTACTTGGTGGCGCGTCGGTCATTCGCGATGAAACAGGAATTCTGATTGATGGCCTGCTTTTTCATATCGCAGCGAGTCAAACAGACCCAGCAGCGTGTTTCCCCGAGCCTGTGATTATCAGCCATGACGGTGTTGTTGCTTTGCCTGCACAGGCCCCAGCACCCCCGTCGCCTGTTCCAGAGCCGGAGCCTGAACAGATTGAAATACCCACTATGGAGCCAGAAGATGAACATCAGGATTGATACCAGCAAGCTGCGCACTGCTGCGACACAGCTACAAGAATATAAGGAGGCCAAGATTGCTTCGTTGTCTGCAGCATGTCGGCAGGCAATTACGGCAGGGTTTGAATCTAGTGCTCTGGGTCAGCCTCATCTGTATCCCAGTAAAGAAACTGATCAGTTGAATCTTGCGGGCAGTGTCGCGGATTCGTTGATGCAAGGCGACGACGAGAGCTGGTCCACCCCGTTCTGGTGCGCTGATCTCCATGAGGTCTGGGCCATGCGCGACCATACGGCCGCACAGATTCAGCAAGTGGGACGGGAGGCCAAGACGCGCATCCTGGCGCTGATGCAACACAACGCGGCGCTGGCTGAGCAGGTCCAGTTAGCGCCTGACAAGCCGAGCATTGATCAGATTATCTGGGAATACCCAGCCGCCTAAGCGGCTTTTTTTACGTCTGCTGCTTTTGCAGCGCTTCACGGGAGACAGCCATGCCGACCGTATTACACAAGGGGAAGGACTTGGAACCGACAAGCACGGGGACATCGGCGGCTGGTCTGGCCGTCTGGAAAGCAATGGGAGGGATAGCAGGTATGGGGGCCATTGGCGCGGGCCTAGCCACGCTGGTGGTGATGTGTATTTTGCGGCCGCGCACGCAGTCTGAATGGATTGTGGGCGTGATCAGTACCGTGGTGGCCTCGATCTCGGGTGGTGCCGCTGTGATTCAGCAGTATGAGCTGCATCACTGGGCCAATAACCCGGTGGGTCTGGTGGCCATGCTTGGCTTGGCATTCGCATGTGGTTTGCCAGGGTGGGCCGTGGTGCGATGGGCGTTCAACTTTTTCGACAAGCGGCGCAAAGCCGATATTGCCGAGGTAATTGGCGAAATTCAAGATCTAGCAAGGGGAAGCAAGTGAACAAGCTGATCGAATTTATCACGGGCCTGCTGGCCCTTTTTTTCCGTTCGCAGAAAGTGGAACCCTCGCCGGCACCGGTTGAGCCAAAGCCGGTCGGTATCTCCGCCGACGGCCTGGCCATCCTGCGGTATTTCGAGAGCTGCCGGCTGGAGGCCTACTGGGATTCTGACGGCAAAGTGTGGACAATCGGCTGGGGCGATACCGGCCCCGATGTAGTGAAAGGCCTGCGCATCACCCAGGCCGAAGCCGACGAGCGGCTGCAGCGCCGGCTGACGCGTGAGTTCGTGCCTGGTGTCTTAGCTGCGCTAACTCGTCCGGCGACCCAGGCCCAGCTCGATGCCATGGTGGATCTGACCTACAACATAGGCGTATCCGCATTTCAAGGTTCCATGCTGGTCCGCTTGTTCAATGCCGGCGACCAGGCCGGTGCTGCTGAGCAATTCCCGCGCTGGAACAAATCAGGCGGCAAGGTGCTGCTGGGCCTGCGTCGCCGTCGTGCTGCAGACCGCGCTCGTTTCTTGGGCGCATCTGGAGCTGAAGCCATCAAGATAGGAGCGGCCATTGTTTAAGGCGCTATGGGAAAAGGTGGCAGGCTGGCTAGGCCTGCTGGGTGGCTTGGTCCTGGCCGCGCTGGCGCTGCTCCGCGTGGGGCGGCGTCAGGGCAGGGCCCAGGCAGAACAGAAACAAACAAAGGCGGATCTGTCCGCTGTGGAGGTAGGACGTGATGCAGCGGAAACGATTGAGCGTCTGGATGATGATGCTGTGCGTGATCGCGCTCGTAAGCGGATGCGCAGCACCGAAGGGCGGTAGCTACTGCGCCGCTGCTCAACGTCCGTTTCAGTGGCGCTCTGATGCGGAGATCAACACCACACCTATCAGAGTGCTACGTTATGTGGAAACGGACGCCGAAATCTGGGCCCGGCTGTGTCAAAGATAAAGCTGACCTTGAGTCACCTTCATCGATGCTAAGGTTTCAGAAGCCTAGAGTGCAGGTTTAATGTAGTCATTCGGACCGCTCTTTTGACTAATAATTTAAGCCATCGAGAAAAAATGCAAGTAGTTCGCTCGATACAAAGACGCCATGCGAACCTCGTTAGCCGTTGTCAATGGAAGTAATCATCCGCAAGCACGTCGAGGTCAGCACTGAGCTCGATTTTCGCCTCGTGAATAAAGGCGTCGACCTCTGCCTCGGGCAGGATAACCCTCACTAGGTGTGAACTCGAAACCTCGACTTCTGCATTGGGGTGCTCCTTTTTGACCCTGGGCTCAGCCAAAAGCTTCGTGGTCCTTTTGTCTAAGGGTGTAAACTTCTCCAAGTCACGCAACGTCTTACACATGTCGTCAAGCTCACGTCTCAGCAAATGCATCATTGTGTCCATTGTTTGGGCGCGGTAATCAGCTACCAGAGAATCGAAGTTTGGCAAGTTTCTGTGTCCCTTTTCTTCTAACAATTTTTTGGCTTCGTCACATTGTTGCATGGCTACCAGCGCGGCGAAGATGCACCCCTTAATCGATGAGTACATCTGCGTGACCGGCATGTTGTAGTCGACTGTGCCGATTCCATCCTTAGGTTCAAGCTGAGCGCTTGAGACCTTGTGATAAAAAGTACCAGCGCCGTAACAGTGCTCTGCCCAAGGGAAATTCTGCTGAACAGCCCTTAGTACCTGTGGGTATACCGTACTCCAAACACCACTAGCTCCAGGGCCACGATCTTCGGTAAACATTCGCTTTACATGAATCAGGCTACAGCGGTCCGCTTGGATGAGGCCTTCTATCACTTGTCTGTATTCAGGCTCAATCTTATTGCCGCTTTCATCGGCAATCAGTATGAAGTAGCATTCTTCAAGGCCCACTTTTTTGAAGGCCGTAATGATTTCGCAGATGGCCCGACCAGAGATCACGGTGTCCACGAAAATGAACTTCTTCGTTGGCAGGACCCGACCTAGGGTTCCATTCCATGATCGCTTGGCAAGCTTTTCAACAAGAACCTTGTAAAGCACTAAGTATTTATCTCGGCCATCTCTTTTGATTATCGCAGCAAGAACGCGGCTCCAGTATTCCCTGATTGCACCGCTCGTCTGAAACTCCTCGTTAGGATCTGCCGAAAATGGCAAGACTAACTTACTCGTGAACGGAGAGTAGATGAAGTCAACCTTCCATCGATATCGCTCCTCAGGCGTCTGCAACGCGTTCGATTCAAGCATGTAAGCGCGCGTAGCGGCTTGGACAAACGGCACTGCCCCCCGACTAGGTATAACGAGGTTTGTATAGCCTTCTTTATTCAATACACGAATGTACTCTGACAGGCATCTTGAAGCTGTCGCATAGTCAATCAAGTTTTCAACCGTGAATTCGTGCTGCCAGACTGCAGGCGTCGAATCATCAAAAGGCAGCTCCATAGTTATCTCCCTAATGTTTTTAGCCGCGCACATTAAATAGAGGGCTTAGCGTGTGAAGCTGCATATACCGAGGCCCAGGGGCGGTAAGTACTGCGCTGTTGCCTAAGGCTGTACGAGCGGTGGTGTGACCTTTAGATTAATATCGCCTTGATTACTCTATTGCACTACCTTGGAGAAGGAGTAGGGAGCATCAATTATCATGTTTTATATATTTTATTACATGATTTGTTATGCTGTCATTTTAGCAATTAGTTAACAAGGATAGTCGCTGTGCATAAGTATTTATATGAGGTGTCCCTCTCTCAGGGGCGAAGCAATCCAAAACATAGTGTTTTTTTTAATAACGTTACGGCTCTGAACGGCCAGTCCGTGGGCTACGGCGGTATAAATGGGCATTGCGTTATTAGCCATCACATGGACAGAGAAACTGTCGAACTTCTTTGCGGGCAAAATTTAGGAACAAGCGTGGCTGATTTATCAGTCATTGAGATTACCAAGGAAACCCTTCAGGATCCTAATAGCCTACATGGTTCATTTATTGGTCTCATAGAGGATTACTTCTTACCAAACGGTAGTTATCCTAATATCGAGTAGCATTTTGGATTAGGTGATTTAGGTCTAGAGCTTGGTACTTCACATTACTCATTTGCCGAGTAACCGGATGCCACTTAAAAGCAGTTTCAGGCCGCGCTGTGCTTAGCAATTCCAGTGCCGCCTCGATATCGGTCTCCGGGGGCGCCCACTCGCGAGCATCGTCTGGCGTGAAAACTACTGGTCTGCGGTTGTGAATATCTACCATCCCGCCAACTGATGCATCGGTCACGATAGCAAATCCGTGTTTAACATCATTGCCTTTGCCTGGCTGCCAGGCCGTGATCGCGGCCATAAAGAGTGGGGCGCCATCTTTACCATGGATAAACCAAGGCTGCTTATCGCCAGTCTCCCCTGTCCATTCGAACCACCCATCAGCCGGCACAAGCACACGTTTGCCGAGTAGGCCGCGCCACATTGGCGATTTCTTCAAGATGGTGTCCAGCCTTGCATTGATCACCGGCGAGCGTTTGTACCACTCGGGTTTGTAGCCCCAGAACAGCCTATCTATCTGGTCACTGCCATCACCGAGCTGGTGGAGGACGATGGGGTGTGTACCAGGCGGCACGTTGTATTTCAGGCCGCCTGCCAGCTTGCCCAGGTCGTGGGGATTCCAGTTCATTGACTCTATATAGTCGACCGGTTCGCGGGCCTGTCTAATTCGTCCACACATGCATTTCTCCATCAAGGTTTGGTTGCTGGATCTTGCTTGTAGCGCTTTAGGTAGTATGCCATGTCGCCGTCCCGACCCTGGGTGCGGTGAGGGAAGTTGAGCCGGTCTCGATGTTCAGATGCACGCATGTACCCCTGAACGGCATTCTCCATTTTGAGTGCTTCAAAGAGTGGGTTGAGGCGGTGCATGTTCTCACCCAGGCTGCTCAAAGGCATGGTGCCCAGTATGGAGTAGGTCAGCACGGCCAGTTCGCGTAGGCGTTTTACCTCGCGCAACAGGTTCATCACGTCCTGATTGCGCCGGTTGCCTTCTTGTATGGCTTTCAGTTCGCGGTAGGTAAGCATGGTAAATTGCTGTATAAAAAAACAGCAATTTAGCACTTAACTGGTTGTCAGGTGTTACAGGCTGTGGACGCAAAAAAGCCCGCTCTATGGCGGGCTCCGTCTCGTGTCGGGTGTGTTAATCAAGAAGTTCGGCTAGAGATTGTGCGTGTGGGTTGTAGTACACCATAGCCATTTTCGGGTCGGCCCATCCGAAAATCTTGCACAAATCCAGGACTTCTACTTTCTTGGAGATCATGGTTGCTGCCGTATGTCTGGTGTCATGCCAGGTAAAGCCCTCCAGATCAGCGCGTTGGCGATACTTGCGAAATAGTGCGTCGAGAGAGGCGGCTTTCACACCAAACACTAGCGCGTCGTCCCAGCCGCGCATTCTTTCAAGCAGGGCACAAGCTTTTAATGAAAGAGGAACGTCTCGCGGGCGGCCTGTCTTTGTTGTGGGCAGGTGGCAATGCCTCTCGTACACTTGCGTCCACCGCATGCCAGTTAGCTCCCCGGCACGCATACCTGTACGTAGGGCCGTCATCATACAGATGGCTACCGCCTGTCCTGTGGAGGTAACGCGCCCGTGCTTTTTATAGCCCATTTCCCTGAGCATTCTTTTGATCTCCCACCACTGTAAAACACGCTCTCGATGTTTTGAGTTCACAGGCTTACGGATCATTCTGCATGGATTTGAATCAACCCACCCCCATTCCAGCATTGCCATCTGAAACACAGAGGACAGGAGGGAGATCTCACGCCGGACTGATGCGCTAGAGATGCTTAGGCTTCTGCTGTCCCGAAAGTCTGCTATGTTTTGAGCGGTGATTTCAATTAGTGGGGCGTCGAGGGGTAGCTTGTAGCCCTCGAAGGCGGAAAGCCTTACCTGCTCCCAACGTTCCCCTCGCTTTGTTGGGGAGACTTCATCTGCATAGCGACGAATAGCTTTCCGCAACGTGTAACCTAAGCGCGGATCGCTTTCAGAAGCCTCGCGTAACGTGCGCTCCCTTTCAGCTGCCCACTCGACAGCATCACGCCTTGTCTTAAAGACTTTGCTTTCACGAACTGGGGTAGGGCGATTTGGCAGACGCATAAATATCTGCACACGATAACCGTTGTCGGTCTTTTTTATACTGGCCAT